GAGATAAACAGATAGGAGAGTGAATGTAAATGGAAAGAAATGAAATTATGAATTCTATTGCTCTGAAAAAAAGGTTTTGCAAAGATTGTAATTTGCCAATTACTGTTTTTGATAATCCGTATTTTCACGAAAGATTATGTACATTAGACATAATGTTTGAATGTGTTGATAAATTTGAAGATTTTTGCGAAGAATTAAAAAGATTTAATAATGAGCAGGAATATTTTGAATTTTATAATGGAGTAAAGGATGCCGTTATTGATTATATTAAAAACAACGATAGTTACATAAAGTTTTCAAATGAGGAATTTAAAATTGAAACAGAATATAATAAACGAAATCTATATGTAGAAGAAAATGATGATAGAACATTTATTTCTTTAGATATGAAAAAAGCCAACTTTTCAGCATTGCATTATTATTCTCCGGAAATTTTCAGAAACTGTTCGACCTGGGAAGATTTCATGCAAACTTTTACAGATTGCAAACATATTATCGAAAGCAAATATATTCGTCAAGTAATCATGGGAGCTTGCAATCCTAAAAGACAAATTCAGTACGAAAGATATTTGATGAATGAACTTATTAAAGAACTTGCTAATAATATTCCAACCTTGTATGTATTCAGTCTTGGAGAAGATGAAATAATTTTACATACAGAAGATTGCGGGTATTGTTTAAGTAAGTTTTACGAAGTGTTAGAAAACCATCCGCTCGGAAAATATATCAGATTAACCATGTTTGATTTATATAAAATTAAAGGCACTGATGGTTGGATGAAATACATATATAATTTTGATGCAGATTCTGATGTTGATGACAAAGTGGAATTCAAATGTTTAAATGCAGAAATATTCCACCAAATTATTAAACATTATTATAATGAGGTGATAACACCAAATGATTTGGTTTTTTATCACAATGGAGAACTTGCTGCATATTTAAAGGAAGTGGATAATCCATGGAAATCATAAAATTACCAGAATCGGTTCAATACATACTTAGTCGGCTCAATAAAAACAATTATGAAGCATATGTGGTGGGTGGATGTGTAAGAGATAGTTTAATGAAAAGAATACCGCATGATTGGGATATTTGCACATCCGCTCTGCCGGAGCAAGTAATGGAAATATTTAACGAACATCAGATAATTCCTACAGGTTTAAAGCATGGTACGGTCACAATAGTAATTGACAAGGAACCGTTTGAAGTAACAACATATCGAATTGATGGTGAATATGAAGATAATAGACATCCCAAAAATGTTGTTTATACTAAAAGTTTGCATGAAGATTTAATGCGTAGAGATTTTACAATAAATGCACTGGCTTACAATCCAACTGAAGGTATAATAGATATTGTTGGCGGAATTAAGGACATTAAAAATAAGACAATAAGATGTGTTGGTAATTCAGGAGAACGTTTTAGAGAAGATGCTTTACGTATGTTAAGAGCTATTCGTTTTGCGGCAAGGTACTCTTTTAGAATTCATCATAAAACCATATTCTCTATTCTTGCAAATAAAGAGTTGTTAAAGAATATATCAATAGAAAGAATAAACTCTGAAATAATGAAAACATTATCAAGTAATTATGTTAATTCACGAATTTACTATTTACTTGCAACTTGTGTAAAACAAATTATTCCGGAACTTGATAATACTAATGTGGTGAATACTAGTTATAAAGTGGAAAGGTCTCCGGCTGATATTTATGTTAGACTGGCTTTATTATTTAATTTTGACCAAGAAAAATTGTTGGAAGTTTTAAAACAATTAAGGTTTGATAACGATACTATCAAAAAAGTTTGTAGTGTATCTAAGTTAGGTAAATATATTTGTTTTGAAACTGCTGCCCCATTTAATATTGAGATACATCAAGAAAACCTATACAAATACCTTGCAAGGATTCTTATTAAAGAATTAGGTAATAAAATGGCAATTTCATCTATTCATTTCGCAGCACTTTTGCAAGAATATAAATATAACGATATTATTCGTCTTATAGATTTTGTAAATACTGAAATTGAAAATAATTCATGTTGTAGTATTGCACAAATGCAAATAGATGGCAATGATTTAGTTAATATAGGTTTTTGTGGAATAGAAGTAGGGAAATGTTTAAATACTTTGCTTGAAGAAATTATGCAAGACAAATTAGAAAACAACAGAGAATGTCTATTAAAAAGAGCAGAAGAATTGAGGAACTTATGATTTATGAATGTAAAAAGTGTGGTCAAACAGAGGTATTTATAAAGCAAGTTGGAAATCAAACCGGATTATATTGTTTAAAATGCAGTGCCTGGATAAAATGGCTAACAAAAGCAGAAATCAAAAAAGTATATGAACATATTAAAGAGCAATATAATGACAAAAATGTTTCGATAAGAACATTTATAAAAAAGAATGGTACTACAATAATAAGATGTTCTGAATGCGGATGTCAGCTTTATAATTCAAATACTCCACGACCACAAGGGCAATTTGACTTAATCGGTGCAAAATATTGTCCTCAATGTGGAAAAGAATTAATATAAGAAAGGAAAAATGAAAATATGAATGGTGCATTAGTGGTAAACCTTTTTGGTGTCCCTGGAGCCGGCAAAAGTACCGGAGCTGCATACATATTCTACAAACTAAAAGTAAATGGAATTAATGCTGAACTGGTAACAGAATTTGCAAAAGATAAAGTATGGGAAGAAAGTAATGAAGTTTTCAAAAATCAATCTTATATTTTTGGAAAACAATCCTTCAGAATGACGAGATGTGCAGATAAGGTTGATGTTATCATTACAGATAGTCCTCTACCTTTATCTATATTATATAACAACGATAAGCGATTAACCGAAAATTTTAATAAATCGGTAATGGATGTATTCAATTCTTATGATAACGTTAATTATTTACTGATTAGAACAAAACCATATAATCCTTCAGGAAGAATACAGACAGAAGAAGAATCTAATGCTCTCGGAGAGCCAATAAAGAAATTACTTTCAGATAGAAATATCGAATATAAGGTTGTAAATGGAGAGTGTAGTGGATATGAAAAAATAGTAGATGAAGTTCTACAAATTATGAAAAAAAGAAAAAAATAAATTTTTTAAAAAATAATTCAGAAAAAGTATTGACAAACAAAAGGAAGTGTGGTATAATAAATTCAAGAATTAAATAAGGAGTGTTCAAAATGCTATGCAGACATTGTAAAAAACAAATGAAACACGTATTAAGATTTGATAAAAATAAAATATATGAATTCTATCGTTGTTCTAGATGTTATGCTGAAAGTAAAAAGCTGCCTTATTATTTTAAACAAGAAATAAGACAGAAAAAGTATAAAAAGATGAACACTAAAACTGATAGCAGAGGTAAAAGGGAATGAGTAAGAAAAGAGCTTTTACAGGATTAACTTTTAATTATGTCATTGACCAAGTGTTATTGAAAGCTAAATTCAAAACAATAGAAGAATTTCTGGAGACTATTTTTCCAAAGAACAATAATCCTAAATCGCCAAATGATAATAGCGAAATATCAAACATTCGTTGGAAAAAATATCACATTGATACACGTGATAGTGTTAAAACGGTTGCTGATTTAAAGATTCTTTTAATTAATGAACCGGATGTGATAAATCCACCAAAGAAACCACCTAAAACTTTGCAGCTAATTCGCAAACAAAAATATTCTATTGAAGAAGTTAAAGAGACTGTAAAAGATGTTTTGTTTGAAACAGATGATAAAAAGGCACGAATAGAATTTGACGGTGATTATATTAAAGGTAATAGTCAAAGATACCAAACATTCTTTACTGATGGAGTTAAATGTTCTTGTTGCGGTATAGAGGGTAAGTTCTTTGCAAAAGAAAGACATTCAACTTCAAAATGCTATCATTTAAACTTATATGCCGTTGATGATAATGGCATAGAAATCCTTATGACAAAAGACCACATTATTCCAAAATCCAAGGGTGGGAAAAACCATTTGAGCAATTATCAAACAATGTGTTCAGTGTGTAACTCCCTTAAAGGAAATAGAATGGAGAATGAATAATGTATTGTGCTTATATAACAACAATTCGTGAACTAAGGAAACATAGTAATGCAGATAGATTGCAGTGTGCAACGATTTTTGGCAATAACGTCATAGTTGATATGACATATAAATCGGGGGACAGAGTAATTTATTTTCCTGTTGACGGTCAACTTGGAAAAGAATTTGCAGATGATAATAATTTAGTTCGTAAAAAAGATGCTGAAGGAAATAATATTGGTGGTTATTTAGACCCTAATAAAAGAAATATTACAGCTTTAAAATTACGTGGTGAACAATCAGATGGTTTAGTTTTGCCGATAACTGTTTTAAGTAAATACATCAATGTAGACACTTTGACAGATGGAGAGCAAATAACAGTATTAAATGGATATGAAATTTGTAAAAAATACATTCCGGTTGGAAAACCACGTTCACATACATATACAACAAGTAAAACAAGAAAAAATAAAAAGGAAGAAAAACAAAAAATTACATATCCGTTTTTTGTAGAACACATAGACACTGCGCAACTTGCGTATAATCAGTCTGCATTTAAACCAGGAGATACTTGCTACATTACACTTAAAATGCATGGAACATCTGCTAGAACTATGAATGCAGTTGAGGTTACAAAAAGAAAAGCAAATCCGATTGCAAAAAAAGTTTTTAAAGTTAAAGACAAAGAAACAAGGCAATATAAGTGCGTAAGTGGAACAAGAAGAACCACGTTAAAAAATTATGATGGTGGTTGGTATGGTAGCAATGCATTTAGAGAAAAGTATCATGAATTCTTTAAAGAAAGACTCCCAAAAGGCGCAGAAATATTCTACGAAATTGTTGGCTGGATAAACGAAGATACAACAATAATGGGTAGATGTTCTAACAAGCTAATAAAAGATAAAGAATTTAGTAAGCAATATGGTGACGAAACTATTTTCTCTTATGGTTGCAATATTGGCGAAAGTGATTGTTATGTTTACAGAATGACACTAACAAATGAAGATGGCTTTGCCGTTGAGATTCCTTGGGAACAAGTATTGATAGAATGTGAAAAAATGGGAGTTAAATGTGTTCCTACATTTGAAAAATTCACATTTACAACTTGGGAAGATTTAATGGAAAGAGTTGAGAAATATTATGACGGTGCTGACCCTGTAGGCAAAAGTCATGTAAGAGAAGGTGTCGTTGTAAGAATTGATAACAGACCGAGTTTTACTGCTTATAAACATAAGAATTTCAGTTTCAAATGTTTAGAGGGAATTATCAAAGATACATCCGATGCTCCGGATATAGAAGAAGCAGAAGAACTCATTATAGATGAAGTAATTTAAGGTGATACCAATGGTTATTGAAAATTTAGAAAATATCAATAAAGAATACAACTTAATCTATGCAGACCCACCCTGGAAACAATCTAAGGGTGGGAAGAAAAAGGTAAGAAGCAACAGTAGCGGAAAAGACTTGGATTATCCAACTTGTAGTTTAGACGAAATTGAAAGTCATCTAAAAGCTGTAAGTGATAATTCAGGGGGAAATAGTATTTTGTTTTTATGGACAATAGATAAATACTTATTTGAAGCACAAAGAATAGCTGAAAATCTTGGTTATAAACTTCATGCACGCATGATTTGGGATAAGGTTACAGGGATTCCGGCGGCTTTTACAGTAAGATATGGTCATGAGTATTTGCTCTATATGTATAAAGGAAAACTTCTTCCGGTTGCAAAGGAAGAAAGAGGCAAAATACATACGGTATTTCGGGAAAGAGTTACTAAACATAGTAAAAAACCTGAAATAGCATACGAAATTATTGAAAGATTGTACCCTGATACTCAAAAGCTCGAAATGTATGCAAGGAACACAAGAGCAGGATGGGATTCATGGGGCAATGAAGTTGTGTAAACAACAATATATTTTGAAAGAAGGATAAAGAAAATGAGAGGTTTAACAAAAAACGAGGTACTTGATAGCAGACGAAGATACGGAAGCAATAAGTTACCAGAACCAAAACAGAAGAAATGGTATGATTTCGCAAAAGAAGCATTAAGCGAAAAAATTACACTTATCTTAATTGCAATTGCAGCACTTCAACTTGTCCTTGCATTTGTTGGAGTTATGGAATGCTCTGAACCGATTATGATTATGTTGGTGTTAGGTATTGTAACTAGCATTGCAATCAGAACAGGATTAGGTGTTCAGAAGTCAGCAACAGAATTAAGAATGAAAACCGCTGTGCGATATTGTGATGTTATACGAGATGGCGAAGTGCAGACAATAAATAAAGATGAAATTGTTGTCGGAGATATTGTTTGTATAGGAATGGGTCAAGAGATTTTTGCTGATGGCTACATTATCGAAGGTAAGGTAAGTGTTAATAATGCAGCTATTAATGGTGAAACAAAAGAATGCAGAAAAACACCGGTTGAAAATTATGTACATCAGAAAACAACTTCAACAGATGCATATACAAACCAAAACTGTCTTTTTGCCGGAACAAGCATTATGTCTGGCGAAGGAAAAATGATTGTTACAGATGTTGGTGTTAATACAGTGAACGGTGATACTCTTGTAAAAATGCAGACACTTGAAGCACCAAAAACAGCTCTTGATATAGCTCTTGACAATTTAAGTGAGTTCATTTCAAAGTGGGGAACCATTGCCGCAGTTATTACATTCTTTGTTCTAACAATTTCCGGAATGCTTGAAGTTGGTATGGCAAAATACTTTACAGGTAATATCTTGAATATTGTTCAGAAACTTGCTTCAAACTTTTCTGTTGCATTAACAATTATTGTTGCAGCAGTGCCGGAAGGATTACCACTAATTGTAAAACTAGTAACAAAGCAGAATGTAAAAACTATGGAGAAGTCGAATATTTTGGCGAAAAATCCTGGTAAAATTCCTGAACTTGCTTATGTAAATCTGATTTGTACAGATAAAACAGGTACTCTTACTACAGGCATTATGTCTCCAAGAACAATTGTAGATTATTCAGGAAATGAAGTTCAGAGAGATACTGCTCTATTTGCAGAACTAAAGAAGAATATTGTATTGAATAACAGTGCAGTATTTGATTCGGATAATAAGATTACAGGCGGTAACTCTATTGACAGAGCTGTACTATCATTGGTTTTGCCCGCAGAAGCAAAAGATATTTCTGCTGATAATACATTGCTTGATAAGCAAGTATTTAACAGTATTAATAAATATTCTGCGTTTACAACCAGTGATAAGATTACATATTATAAGGGCGCTCCAGAAAAGATTATCGAATCTTGTGCTACAGCAATGTTAGCTGATGGAACGGTAGTTGATTTCAATGATAAGGAAGTGCTTAACAATAAGATTAAAGAGTTTACAACTAATTCCATTAGATGTATTGCTTTAGCGGTAGCTAATGAATGTTTGGTTGAAAATGAACTTCCTACAAATATGACACTTTTAGGAATCATAGGCGTTGTTGACCCGATTAGACCGGAAGTGCCAGAAGCAGTAAGAGTTGCAAACAAAGCAGGAATCCAAGTAATTGAAATTACCGGTGACTGTATTGAAACAGCAATTGCAGTTGCAAAAGAATGCGGTATTTACAAAGATGGCGATATTGCTCTTACAAATGAAAAATTTGAAAAAATGAGTGATGAAGAAGTAAAAGCAATAATTCCTGGATTAAGAGTTATTTCAAGATGTTCACCTAATACGAAATTAAGACTTGTTACTTTGGCACAAGAAATTGGAATGTCTGTAGCAATGACAGGTGATGGAGTTAATGACTCTCCGGCATTAAAGAGAGCCGATGTAGGTTTTGGTATGCAGAGCGGCAGTGATGTCGCAAAAGAAGCATCAGACATCATTCTTACAGATGATAACTTTGCATCTGTTGTGAAAGCTGTTGAACTCGGAAGAACATTTATGCACAATATCATGATGTTCCTCGAATTCCAGTTACCAATAAATATATCGTTACTTATTTTGAGTATGGTTTATCCTATGTTTGCTGCCGGTTCAATTTTGGCATCAGTTCAGATTCTTATTGTAAATATTATCATGGATTCCTTAAATTCATTGTCATTCGGTGGAGAACCACCTAAAGATGAATATATGGATGAAAAACCGATTAAAAAGGGTTCAGGATTATTTATTCGTGGTGCAAAAGGTAAAATTGCAGTAAGCACTATTACATTTATTCTTGCTTATGCAATTCTGATATTTGCTATTCCTGATAAGTTTTTTGCAAATGAAACAAGTGCTTTGACAGCTCGATTTGCGTTGCTTTGTTTCATGGCAACATTGAATGGTTTTAATATTAGAACCGAACATATTAATTTGTTTACAGGATTAAATAAAAATAAATTGTTTGTAAAGATTGCAATTGGTATTTTTGTAGGAGTAATTCTTACTTGTACTTTTGCAGGAAATCTTGTAAAGGTTTGTCCATTAGATATTACACAGTGGATTATAATTATGGTCTTATCATTAATTGTAATTCCTGTTGATAGTATAAGAAAAATTATAACAAATAAAAGGAGATAAAGGAATATGTCAATTAGTTTAGTAAAAGGTCAGAAAATTGATTTGACAAAAGGAAACGGTGGTCTCAATAGCGTTGTTTTTGGATTAGGTTGGGACACCAACAAATACGATGGAGATAATGATTTTGATTTAGATGTTTCTGTTTTCTTGACGGATGCAACAGGAAAAGTAACTGGAGAGCAGGATTTCATCTTCTATAATCAGACTTCACATCCAAGTGGTGCAGTGGTTTATTCGGGCGATAATAGAAATGGTGAAGGTGCCGGAGATGACGAAACAATGAAAGTTGACTTATCGAAAGTTCCTACAAATATCGAAAAGATTAGTTTTGTTGCGACAATTCATGAAGCAGAAGCAAGATTGCAGAATTTTGGCATGGTTGATAATTCTTATATTCGTGCATATAACACAGATACAAATGAAGAATTGTTTAAGTACGAATTGAATGAAGATTTTTCATTAGAAACAGGTATTATTGCAGGAGAACTTTACAGACATAATGGCGAATGGAAGTTTGCAGCTGTAGGTTCTGGTTATGCTGGTGGCTTAACCACTATAGCACGTAATTTTGGTTTAAATATTTAATTTTAGGAGGATAAAAATATGTCAATTAGTTTATCAAAGGGTCAGAAGATTAGTTTATCAAAAGAGGTTGAAGGTTTAAGTAAGGTTGTTGTTGGTCTTGGTTGGGATGCTGCAAAGAAAGGTCTTTTTGGTGGACAGCATAATATCGACTGCGATGCATCAGCGATTATTCTTGACAATGAGGGTAAGTATGTAGATTGCGTTTATTATGGCAATACTTCTTCGGTTTCCGGCAATGTATTCCATCACGGCGATAATCTCACAGGAGATGGTGACGGAGACGATGAACAGATTACAGTAAATCTCGCAAATATGCCATCAAATGTAGGCAAGATTGTATTTGTTGTTAATATTTATGCTTGTGAATCCAGAAAGCAAGATTTCGGAATGATTCAGAACGCATTTATCAGACTTGTTGATTCTTCAAGTAGCAAAGAAATTTGTAAGTATAATCTTTCTGAAAATTATGACGGTAAGACAGCTATGATTTTTGCGGAAGTTTATAAGCATGATAATGAGTGGAAATTCAATGCTATCGGTCAGGGAACAGTAGATAAGAGCATTTCTGAACTCACAAAGAGATATAAATAAGGAGGAAACTAGATATGTCAGTAATGTTAAGTAAAGGTGAAAAGGTAGATTTAACCAAGAATAATCCTACTCTTAGTAAAATAAGAGTAGGTCTTGGCTGGGACACAAATCAGTATGATGGCGAAGCAGATTTTGACTTAGATGCTTCTGTATTTATGCTGAAAGCAAACGGCAAAGTTGGCAGTGATAAGGATTTTGTATTCTATGGTAATTTAGCTCATCCAAGCCAGAGTGTTGTACATACCGGAGATAATAGAACCGGAGAAGGAGACGGAGACGATGAAACAATTAAGGTTGAATTGTCAAAAGTTCCTGCGGATTATGAAAAGCTTGTTGTAGTGGTTACTATTTATGATGCAGATAAGAGATTGCAGAATTTTGGTATGGTATCAAACGCTTATATTCGTTTAATTGACGAAAATAACGGAGAAGAAATTTTACGTTACGATTTGAGCGAAGATTTCTCAACACAGACAGCACTTGTTATTGGTGAAATTTATAAGCATGGCAACGATTGGAAATTTAACGCAGTTGGCAGCGGCTATAATGGTGGTTTAGCGCAGTTGTGTTCAGCATACGGTATCGAAGCAAACTAAGAGGGGGATTAATATGACAAACTTTATGTTTTTCGTTATTGTCCTGATTGCGGTAATTATTCTTATTCTTTTGCTTAATAAACCATTTCGTCAGCAGTTACTTGTCAAGTTTCGTGGACGAACAGATGAAATGATGAGACAGGATGCATCTACTCCTGAAGGTGCAAAAGACTATTATAATGCAGCAATTAGAGAAAAAGAAGATTTTTACAATAAGGCTTCTGCTACATATGCAGAAATCTCCGGTAAGTTAGATTCTACAGAAAAAGACTTATATCAAGCTAATAAAGATATTATGAAAGTCACACAACAGCTTAATCAGTGTATCGACAATAATAATGATGAAGATGCGATGACTTATGCAATGAAGAAAACAACGCTTGAAAATAAAGTCGAAGTTCTTAAAGAAACAATTGTTGAAATTAAAGAAGCTCAAAAGCATCAAAAAGAAGTTCGTGACCAGGCTGCTTCTGACTTACAAAAACTTAGAGAAGAAAAAGAAAGAGTAGTTTTCCAACTTGAAGCAGATAGTCAGATAATTGAACTCCATCAGTCGTTGGATAGTATTGCTGCAAACAACGAAAGTGACAGAATGCTTGAAAGAGTAAGAGAGGGTGCAAAAAAGGCAAGAGAAAAAGCTGAAGGTAGCAGAATTGCTTATGAAACAAGTTCACAAGCGGCAGACCGTAGACTTGCAAGAGAAGAAAGAGATAGAGAGGCACGCCGCATGGTAGAAGAACTAAAGAGACAGAGAGGTAAACAATGATAGTATTAAAAATATCCACACTATTAATTGTAATCGCAATTTCTCTTGTTGGCGGCTATTTAGCCGGAAGATATTTCTCTATTGTAGATTATTTTAGAAATAAAAAGAAAAAGAAAAATAATAGAGATGATTCTTAAACAAAAGGGTGATTAGCTATTAATAACATTGCAATAATTGATGCCGATTTAATTGGCAAAAAGAATCATAGATTTCCTAATTTAGCTTGCATGAAATTAAGCGCTTATCACAAAGAAAATGGAGATAAAGTTTGTTTGTTGTTAGAATATAAAAATATTGAACAATATGATAAAGTTTATATTTCCAAGGTTTTTACAGATACTACTGTGCCTTCAGAAGTATTACAAATGAAGAATGTACAATATGGAGGCACAGGTTTCTTCTATGATAAAGCTCCGGCTCTTTCGGGGGATATTGAGCATCATATGCCTGACTATCATTTATATGATGAATGGGTAAATGAACAAATTTCAAATGGTGTCAATCGTAACAATTTTAAATATTATTTGGATTATTCAATAGGTTTTATGACAAGAGGTTGTTTTAGACAATGTGAATTCTGTGTCAACAAAAATTATAAAAAAGTTAATGTACATAGTCCATTACAAGAATTTGTTGATAATTCAAGAAAAAAGATTTGTTTGTTGGATGATAATTTTCTGGGTTGTCCGCAATGGAAAGTTATGCTTAAAGAACTTCAAGCAACAAACAAACCATTTCAATTTAAACAAGGTTTAGATGAAAGATTGTTGACTGACGAAAAATGTGAAATTTTATTCAAAAGTAAATATGATGGAGATTATATTTTCGCTTTTGATAACATTGCAGATTATGACCTTATTGAAAAGAAGTTGATGTTGTTACGAAAGTACACCAATCGAATGCCGAAATTTTATACTTTGTGTGCATTTGACAGAAGTAATAAATGGGATATAGAGTTTTGGAAACAAGATTTGTGGGATTTGTTTAAAAGAATTGAATTACTTATGCGCTATAAATGTTTGCCATATGTAATGCGGTTCAATAGATATGAAGAATCTCCGTATAGAGGAACATATATAAATGTTGCTGCCTGGTGTAATCAACCAAATGCTTTTAAAAAGAAATCATATAGAGAATTTGTTGAATATCAGCAATCACGTCACAAAAAAGAATGTGCCGAGACAAGATATTTAAAAATGGTTGAAAATGATATTCCGGAGTTAGCAGAAAAATATTTTAACATGAAATATGAGGAATAATAAATGGAAGTAATTAAAGAACCGTCTTGCGTGGTTAAGTGTCCACAATGCAATTGTGAGTTTAAATTTGGAAAAGAAGATATTTATAATGCAACCGGCGGATGCAGAAAGGGCAACCCAATAAACCCTCATAAAGCTGTTCATTGTCCGTTTTGTGATACAAAAATAGCAATATGGGGAACAGATAAGAAAGTGAGAAGTTGAAAAATGATAAAAAGTGGTAATAAAATCAGTGTTTTATCATCAGCAAACAGAGGTTTAAGAAGTATGCTGGGAATTCGTGAAGATGCATCAAATTTCAAAAATCCAGCAATTACTGTATTAGTAGGATTGCCAGCAAGCGGAAAATCTACAATTGCTGAAAAACTTGAAAATAAAAACACAGTCATTCATTCATCTGATAAATTAAGAGAAGAATTATATGGCGATGAAAACACCCAGGAACATAATGCAGACTTATTTGTTGAGTTGCACAGAAGAATAAAAGAAGATTTAAGAAATGGTAAAAATGTAATTTATGATGCAACCAACATTAATAAGAAACGAAGAATTGCTTTTCTTGGAGAATTAAAAAATATACCATGCAAAAAAGTATGTATATGTATGATGACACCATATGAATTATGTTTAAAATACAATTCTTCAAGAGAAAGAAAAGTTCCGGAAGAAGTAATAAAAAGAATGTATATGAATTGGAATCCACCATCAATGCAAGAGGGTTTTGACGAGATACATTATCATTATAACTACGGTGAAAACCATGAAACCGTTAAATATAGATACAGATTAACTACATTATTTGAGGGAGATTGTGGAATTGATAATTTTCCACAGGAAAATAGCCATCACACATTAACTCTTGGAATGCATTGTAGGCAAGCAAATGAGTATGTAGTAGAGCATTTTCCTTCAGAAAGATTATTACATATTGCAACACTTTTGCACGATAACGGTAAAGTCTTTACTAAAACTAAATTAAATGCAAAAGGTGAAGAAGATGGCGAATGTCATTATTATCAACATCATTGTGTAGGAGCTTATGACTCATTATTTTACACTAATGAGATGAAATTAAGTGAAGAAGATAAGACATATATCGCTAATTTAATATACTTTCATATGCATCCCTTTACATCCTGGCACCAATCCAAAAGTGTTGAAAGACGAAATAAAATTCAAATTGGCGATGAAATGTATGATGATATAATGCGTTTACATGAAGCTGATTTAGCTGCACATTAGGAGTTTTTTGTAATTGTTAAAGTATTACATAGTTACAGAACAAAGCAAAGTTTTTGAACAATACTGGAAGTATGATTCAACACTTAAATGCATTCAGAAAGCTTTTGGCAGCTTTGCAGATGAGCATGATATAAAGGCTAATAAGTTTCATACATTAGCAGACCGATTATACATTGTGCCAGAAAAAGAGGATATTGAAAGATTTAGTCAAGACTTTGTGAAAAATAATGTAGGAATGTTCAAGAAGAAAACACTTCTTTCTAATAAATGGATTGAGAAGTGTAAAGCTGAAGGAATAAAAACTCCTAATAAACCATTTATTCCATTTGTTTTCAATTGTGCAGACCGATGTTTGTGGCGATTGTTCGATGTTGATAGTGTTATTTATTGTACATTTGAAAGTGAAGCAAAATTTGTTGCACCTAAAGGATTTCAGGAAATAGATGAAAAAGAGTTTTATTCGATTATGGAATCTCATAATGTTGAAATTTTAAAGGAGATATATTGATGAGATATATTGCAAGTTGTAGTTTCGGTAAAGACTCTCTTGCAATGGTTCTCCGCCTGATTGAAGAATGTAAACCACTTGATGAGGTTGTATTTTATGATACCGGAATGGAATTCGGTGCAATATATAATAATCTCAAAAAATTAAAAAACATTCTTGCTGAAAAGAATATTAAGTTAGTGATACTAAAACCAGAAGTAAGTTTTGAATATAAAGCTTTTGAAATTCCGGTAAAGAGCAGGAAAGGTCAAGGTTATCATTACGGCTATTCTTGGTGCGGGGGTGTTGTAGATGGGGAACTACCGATAAAATAAGAATTGTTGATAAATATTGTGAAAGTGAACCAACAAAAGTATATGTTGGTATTGCCATAGATGAACCTAAGAGAATAGAAAAGGAAAGAAAACCTTATAAAATATTTCCTTTGGTTGAATGGGGTATGACGGAAAAAGATTGTTTGGAATACTGCCGCAATAACGGATGGGATTGGAAAGAAGAAACTCCAAATGGATATATTGACCTTTATGACATCTTAGACCGTGTTAGTTGCTGGTGTTGTTCAAATAAAAATCGTAAAGAGCTTAAAAATATTTATCTATATTTACCGTACTATTGGAATAAGTTAAAAGAATTTCAATCAAAAACTGAAAGACCTATGAAAAAATATTCTAAAAAAGGTATTTTATATGGAAATGTTTTTGATATGGAGAAAATATTTGAAATAGAAACAAAAAGAGAAAAAGGAAGCGTAATATGAATTATAAAAATCCATTCAATTATATTGGAGCAAAATTCAAGCTATTACCACAAATACTTCCTTTATTTCCTTCGCAAATCCAAAATTTCATTGATTTGTTCGGGGGAGTGGCGAAGTTGCATTCAATGTAAATGCTCAAAAAGTTATTTACAATGAAAAAAGTGTTGCGATGGTTAATATGTTTGAATGTTTTGATGATAATTTTGTTAAAGAAGTTGAAGAAGTAATTTCAAAATGGAATCTTTCAAAAAATAACAAGGTAGAATTTTTAAAGCTAAGAGAATATTATAATGATAATCTTGATACTTTGTCGAATAGAGAAAAAGCTGTAATTCTATATTGTTTATTAACTCATGCGTTTAACTATCAAATTGCATTTAACTCTAAGGGCGAATATAATATGCCTTCAGGAGCCGGCAGGAGTTATTTTAGTCCACAATTAAAAAATAAATTAATTGACTACATAGCAAGAAAAAATGAAATAAATATAGTTTTTCAGAATAACGATTTCTGCGATATGGACATAAATAATCTTCCAGCAGCTAAAAACACTTTTATATATGCTGACCCACCTTATCTTATCACTACAGGTGCTTATGAAAGAGATTATTTCTGTAAATGGTCAGAAGAATATGAGATTAAATTACTTGATTTTTTAGATAAACTTAATGATAAAGGTTATAGATTTGCACTATCAAATGTTTTGGAACATAAAGGAAAATCAAATAATTTACTTAAAGATTGGTCAAAGAAATACATAACTCACTTTTTGAACAAGGATTACAAAAATTGTAATTATCAGACAAAAGATAAGAGTGCCAATAGTAGTGTAGAAGTTTTGATTACAAATTATTAATTAAAATAACACTTTTAGCGTTTCTAATCGCTGCCAGATATGCTTTAAGTGATGACATAGATATTCTAAAAGAAAGGAAAAGACTGTTATGCATTATTTCAAATTTGGCGAAGCTATTGAAAATTTAAAGAATGGCAAAGCTATGTCTCGACAGGGTTGGAATGGTAAAAATGCCTATATTTATTATATTCCGGCTAATAACTACAATGCTGAAACAGAAGTTGCTAAAGCAGAATTTGGTGATAAAGTTCCTTATGGTGCTTATATTGCCATGAAAACAACGCAAGGGAATGTTGTTCCTTGGGTAGCTTCACAAACAGATATTTTAGCAGAAGATTGGTTTATTGTCGATAAGAAATAAGACAGAAAAATTATTGAAAGGAGAATTATTTTGGCAGAAAAAAATATTTTTGAATCCCTTAATAATGTGGATTTAACAGAAAAAGTAAAATCAAAAAATAATCTTACATACTTACCATGGAGTTCTGCATGGTCAGAAGTAAAAAGACGTTATCCAGATGCAAATTTCAGAATTATTCCACAGGTAATTGATGAAGGTGGAAATACACGTCCTTGGCATGATGATGGTAAAACAGGTTGGGTAGAAGTAGGGGTTACAATTGACGGTCAGGAAATTATTGAAACTCTTGCAATTATGGACTTCAAGAATAAGTCTATTACAGCCGACCAGATTACATCTGTTGATGCAAATAAGTCAATTAAGCGTTGTCTGGTAAAAGCTTGTGCTATGCATGGTCTCGGCTTGTACATTTACGAGGGCGAAGAATTGCCGGAAGAAGCATCAAAGACATTAGAATTGCAGGATGAAATTAAAGAATTGATTTCTAAAAAATGTGCGCTTTCTGATAAAGCAAAAAGTAAAGTTGCTGATTTATGTAAGGCGGCAGAAAAAGAAGCTGACCCAACTTTAGATGATGATGCAATTACAGGCAATCCTAAGAATATCGAAGATGTTGACATCTTAACTAATTTAAAAAAGCAGCTTTTGGCTGTTAGAAAATAAGAAAAGGAGACTATTTATTATGGGTTTTAGACAAGGTGCATACGCAAAAGTATGGAAGGTAGAAGATAAAGGAAATTATTCCGTAGCACAGATTAGTGTTAGTAAAAAGGATAAAGAAACTGGAGAATACAATGTTGAATTCCAGGATGGATTTGTTCGTTTGGTAGGTAACGCTCATGAGGCTGCTAAGAATTTGCAGATTACTGATAATGGTGCTTCAATCCAGATTACTTCTTGCGATGTAACAAATAAATATGACGGAGAAAAGCAGAAGTCTTATATCAACTTTACAATTTTCGGATTTGATATTCCTGATGGAAATAACACTTCAAAGCCGGCTAAAAACACAGGTAAGAGTAGTAAAGCTGCACCAGCTACAGATAACGGTGCTGACGAAGATGACCTTCCGTTTTAATTAGGAGGTCAACATGATAGAACAGACAAACATAGAAAAATTTGAACAATACTTAAACAGTATTGAACGAGAGGGTATTGATAAGTTAATTGAGTTTATAAAAAAATCAGATTTTTATACAGCTCCGGCAAGTACATGTTACCATTCTTGTCATCAAGGCGGTTTGTTAGAACATAGTTTGAATGTTCTTGAATGTCTTTTGAAAAAATTCGACAATCCTGTTTGGTCTGAAATATTGAATGAGGTTGGGCGTGAGAGCGCTATTCTTTGCGCCCTGCTTCATGATATTTGTAAGAGTTATTATTATGGTATTGAAGAAAAAAATAAAAAGATATATAGCGAATACGGCAAAAAAGTTGACAAAAAAGGTAGATTTGATTGGGAAACAGTTGATACCTTTGTTGTAGATGATAAATTTCCATATGGTCATGGTGAGAAATCAGTTATGATGATTGAGGAATTTATTAAATTAAAACCAGTTGAAAGATATTCTATCAGATGGCATATGGGATTTACCGAACCAAAAGAAAATTGGGGTACATTAGGATTAGCAATTAAAAAATATCCTTTAATTTTAGCACTCCATGAAGCTGATTTAGAATCAACATATTTACTTGAAAAGGAAGAATAAGACATGACAAAAAAAGCTGATACAAGAGTGTGTAGATACCCACATTGCAAACATGATGACAAAACTATAAATTTAACCTCTGACAAATATGTGAAAGATGGCAGTTCTTATTATCATGAGGAATGTTATAAAAACAAATCCAATATTCAACTGATTAAAAATTTGTGGCATGACCACATTAGTTCTACGGTTGTATATTCTCAATTAATGAACATTCTTAATCAGCTTATTTTTAAGGATAATATTTCTTCTGATTATATCGTGTTTGTCATGCAATATTGCATTGACAATCAGAGAAAACTGCGCTATCCACCAGGTTTAAGATATTGTGTTGATGACCAGGTAATAAAAGATGCATATAACAAAAAAATGCAACCTATTATCCACCATTCGGATTTTTCTGCCGATAACGTAGAAGATGATTCACCTAAATTTACCATCAACAAAAAACCAGCTGGATTTAAGAGCATATTAGGAGGTAAATAATGGATATTGCGGAACTTTCCGATATTCAGTCAGAAAGCGGAGTAATCGGTACATTAATTTATCATCCGGAATTTATTTTGCATACTGATTATCTCCAACCAGGATATTTTTTCGGAGTAGAAAATGGTTGTATTTATTGGGCTATTCAAGAGTTGTATAAGAGCGGAATTACTAATATTGATGCGTATAACATTTCTAATAAATTACAGAGTAATAAATCGGTTCAGAAAACTATTGAAAAATACAATTTACCTTCAGTACAAGAATTTATTGAATTGTATAAAGAAACAGCCAGACACACAATGGAAGAATATAAAATGCTCGCCGATAACATTGTAACCCTAGCTTTTAAGAGAGATTTGGTAAAAACTCTAAATCAATTATCAGCTAATTGTTTTAATCCGGATTACGAACTTGAAAAGTTAAACAATGTTGTGTATGGAGAGCTTGATAAATTAACTCAAAAATACATCTCCACAAATGATATACATATTTTAGGAAATGATATTGATGCGATTTGGAATGAAATTATAAATCGAAGAACTTCTGATGGTATGTATGGAATTCCTTCAAAATACAAATTATTTTCAGATTATTATACATATGAACCAGGAGAGTTAGTAGTTATTCAGGCAAAATATAAACAAGGCAAATCGGTTTTATTAATGAATGAGGTTGTTCACAAATTGAAAAATGGTGTTCCAACATTAGTCGTTGATAGTGAAATGCCTACTCGTTTATATACAGAGAGGTTAATATCTCATTTGTCTGGTATAGAGATGAAAAGAATCAAAAATGGTAATTATTCAGAAGAAGAAGGAAAAATAATAAATAATTGGATTTTATGGTTAAAAGAACAACCATTTGTTCATATATACAATCCAAACTTAACAAACGAAAAGTTATATTCGATTTGTAAAATGTTAAAACATAAAATCGGACTTACTTTTGTTGTTTATGATTATTTAAAAAGCAATGAAACTTCTTCAAGTGATAACTACAATGTGCTAGGAGCAAAATGCGACTTTTTAAAAAATAACATTGCTGGAGAACTTGATTTAGCTGTATTAGCAGCCTGTCAGTTAAATAGAAATGGTGAAGTTGCAGATAGTATAAAAATTAACCGTTATTTATCAGTCGGAATTAAATGGGAATATAAGACACAAGAAATGATTGCAAAAGATGGAATTAAATGTGGAAATGCTTTTGCAAAAATATATGTAAATCGTTTAGGTAGACAAATGTTGGAAGATGACGATGAAGATTATATTGACTTTATTTTTGATGGTGACAAAATGACGATAATTGAAGCACAGCAGCACGAAAGAGCAAGTGATTTTTAAATAAGATAGGGAGTGCATATCTTGGAAATTTACGATGATGATATGTTACAGCAAATTAATGAGAATGCAAACCTATTAGATTATGTCAGCCAATTTATTGAGATGGAGAAAAGAGGAAACGATTACTTTGGTCAATGTCCATTACATATAGACAACACACCCTCTTTCTCCATCACGCCAGCTAAAAACTCTTACTATTGTTTTTCTTGCGGCAAATCTGGTGGGATAATTGGCTATTTAATGGATTATGAAGGAATGCAATTTGAAAGTGCTGTAGAAAAAGCCGCAAAATTAGCTGATATGGATTTGAGTAAAATGTGCAAATCAAATACTGTATCGTGGTTGAAAAAATTACGAATGTTGGCTCTTAAAAAGGATAATGATTTTAGTCATGAAATCCTTCCAGAAAGTGAACTGAAAAAATACAAAAAAGAACCGGTATGGGAATGGCTAAATGAAGATATAAGTCAGGAAACAATGGATTTATTCGGCGTTATGGTTGATACATGGCAAAATCGAATCATTTATCCGGTATATGACATTCATGGTAATTTAATAAACATTAAAGCGAGAACTCGTTATCCTAATTACAAAAAATTAAAAATCCCTAAGTACATCAACTATTATCCTGTAGGAGTAATGGACTATTTTCAAGGATTGAATATAACGTTGAAGTATGTAAAAGAAAAGGGAGAAATTATCATTTTTGAATCTGTGAAATCAGTAATGAAAGCATTTGGTTGGGGCTATAAAAATTGCGCATCTGCTGAAAAACATACTTTAACAAAAGAACAGCTTGATTTATTAGTAAAACTAAAAGTTAATGTTGTTTTTGCTTATGATAGTGATATAAGCTATCGACAAAGTGATGTTAAACAGAACATTGATAAATTAAAACGTGTAACAAACGTGTATATAATTGAAGATAAAAATAAACTTCTTGGCGGTGTAGCAGCGAAGAATGCTCCGGTTGATTGCGGTGAGGATATTTGGAGTCAGCTATATGAAGCTAAAAAGAAAATAGTTTAGTAACGAAGTCAAGGAGTGGTTATTTGAGTGAATATAAAGAAAGTATTGACAAAATGCGTTGGTCATATTCCAGACTAACATCATTTGAGCATTGTCAATATGAATTTTATTTAAACTATATCATCAATAATGATGATGAATATTTATCTGAAGGAAATTTTTATGCAGAAGTCGGAATATTTGTCCACGAAGTTTTAGCAAAAATTTTCAACGGAGAATTAACTCCTGATGAAGCATCTCAATATTATGTAGATAACTTTGAAAAAAATATATTCTATAAAGTTAAAAAATCAACAATGGATAAAACTTTTGAATTATGTGCTGATTACTTTGCCAATGTAGATTTTGGTTGGTTGAACAATTATGAAATCCTTGGAGTTGAACTCGAAATGGAATTCAAAATAGAAGGCTATGATTTTGTTGGTTATATTGATTTGCTTTTAAAGGATAAAAGAGATGGTAAGATTGTGATTATAGACCATAAAAGCGCACCTTACCCTTTAAAATTAGATGGAACTGTAAAAAAGAATTCACAAGCAAGTTTTGAAATGTATAAAAAACAAATGTATTTGTATTCGTATGCAGTAAAAGAAAAGTATGGCGTTTTTCCTAAAGAAATAATCTGGAATCATTTTAAAGCTGAAGGTAAATTTGTAACAATTCCTTTCATCGAAAAAGAATATGATGAAGCAGTTAAATGGCTTACACAAACTATACATAAAGTAGAAAATGAAAAAGATTTCAAACCCACTTTAGATTATTTTTACTGCACCAATCTTTGTAATTTCAGAAATTGTTGTGAATATTGTAAAGATTCAGACTGGCGGTGAAATTATTGCAAATACCAAACACATATGTTCCGTATCATGTTCACAGTATGTTGAGCAGTGGTACAACAAACATAGATAGTATTACAAATTTCAGAGACTATGTTAATGCGGCTCAAAACAACGGTATGAATGCTCTTGGAATTAGCGAACATGGCAACTTGTTTGAATGGCTGCATAAAAAGGAATGTATTGAAGCTGCCGGAATGAAGTATTTGCATTGTGTTGAAGCTTATCTTACAGAGGATAACGGCGAAAAAGTAATTTATAATGCCGTAGAGTTAGTACATGATAGGCGAATTGAATTTGAAAAATATAGACAAAGAGAAGATGGAGGTTATCTTGCAGAAGTAGATGGTATATCATATCTAATTGATATAGATACATTAAAAAAAGAGTATGTAAAAACCAGAGACAATTACCATTGTGTTTTAATTGCAAAAAATTATGATGGTGTAAAAGAGTTGAATCGTCTGGTATCTAAATCATTCTGTAGAGATGACTTCCATTTCTACTATATGCCGAGAATTTCATTTGATGAATTATTCAAAACATCCTCAAACATTATTATTACTACAGCTTGTTTGGGTGGAGTTTTAAACAATGGAACTCCTATTGCAAAAGAAAAGATGTTAGGTTTTTTAAAACAAAATAAAAACCGTTGTTTTTTAGAAATACAACATCATAATTGCAAAGAACAAATTGAATATAATAAAGTTTTGTATGAATTAAGTAAAGACACAGGAATACCTCTTATTGCCGGCACCGATACACACGCACTTAATGAAGAACACATGGATGGTCGTGCAATGTTACAAAAAGCAAAAAATGTACGATTTTCCAATGAAGATGATTGGGACTTAACGTTTAAGACAACAGAAGAATTAATAGCAGCATATAAAAAACAAAATTCATTACCTATGGATGTTGTATATGAGGCGATTAACAATACAGTTAAAATGGCAGAGATGGTTGAAACATTTAAGCTTGATTATAGTCCTAAATATCCAAAACTATATGAAGATTCTGAAAGTGTGTTCAAACAAAAAATAAATAAAGGTGTTCTCAATAGGAACATTATGCAATATCCAAATTATCAAGAATATTTGGATAGAATTCATTATGAATATGATACATATAAGCATAACAACGCTATTGATTTTATGCTTTTAGAAGAAGATTACAAAACAGAAATGCGTAATCGAAATGTTAAATTTGGTTATAGTAGAGGTTCTGTTTCCGGAAGTATCATAGCATATCTTTTAGGTATTACAGAAGTTGATAGTGTAAAGTTCAAATTAAACTTTGAGCGTTTCATGAATAAAGAAAGAGTAAGCCTTGCCGATATTGATACGGATTGGTTATCAGAAGATAGAAAAACTGTTAAAGATTACTTATATAGTAAAACAGGACTATATTGTTGTGATATTGTTACTTTTAACACAATAGCCCTCAAAGGTGCTATTCGTGATATAGGTAGAGCATTAGAAATACCTTTGAATGAGGTTGCAGAAATTTGCGATGCCGTTGAAACCAATGAAGAAGCATTACGAAGGCAATATAAAACACTGTTTAAATATGTTGATTTGGTAAACGGAGTAGTAGTTTCTGTAGGAAATCATCCTGCTGGATGCGTTATTTCGCCTTTTCCAGTTGATGAATGGTTTGGAACTTTTACAACAACCACTGATGAGTACCCAATATCTGTACTTAACATGAAAGAAATTGACTCTTTAAATTTCGTTAAGCTTGACATTTTGGGACTTGATAATATTGGATTAATATATAAAACGTGTGATTTAGCAGGAATACCATTTTTAACACCAGATAATACTCCGGCTGACGATATGGAAGTGTGGGAGAGTATTAGGGAAGATACTACTATGATTTTTCAATGGGAATCACAAAGTGCAACCTCTTATTTAAAACAATTATTCAGTGATACAACTATTGAACAGATAAGAGCTAAAAACCCTGATTTCTCATATATGGATTTACTCTCAATAGGTAATGGTGCTATTCGCCCAGCAGGAGAATCTTATAGAGATAAACTTGCACAAGGTATATATCAAGATAACGGTCATAAAGCATTAAATGATTTCTTAGCATCAACTTTAGGTTATCTGGTATATCAAGAACAAATCATAGAATTTTTACATATATTCTGTGGATATACAATGGGAGAGGCAGATGTTGTAAGACGAGGTTTTGCAAAGAAAACTGGAACAGAAAAATTTATACCTAAAATTAAGAGTGGTTTTTCTGAAACTATGCAGAAGAAATTTAGTGTTGCTGAAAAAGAATCAGAAAAGCTAATAGTAAATTTCATAAAGGTTATAGAAGATGCAAGTTCATATTTGTTTTCAAAAAATCACGCAGACCCTTATTCATGGATAGGATATATTTGTGGTTATCTTAGATACCATTATCCACTTGAATTTATTACTACAGCTTTAAATATCTTTGAGGGAAAAGAAGAAAAAAGTCTGGCTATAATTAATTATGCAAAAAAACAAGGAATAAAAATTTCGCCGATTAAATTCAGATATTCAATAGCTCAATATAACTTTAATAAAGACACAAACGAAATTTATAAAGGTATTTCTTCTATTAAATTTATGAATGCAAATGTCGCTGATGAAATTTATTCTTTGCGTGAAAACCAATACAGAAATTTTATTGAATTGATATATGACTTAAAAAATAAGACATCAATAAATTCACGCCAATTAAAAATTCTTATTGAGCTTGATTTCTTTTCAGAATTTGGAGATACAAATTATCTGTTAGGGTTATATGATTTATTTGATGCACTTGATGGCAAAGTACAATTCAAAAAAGAAAAACTAGCGGAAATGGGTATTCCAGAAGATATGATTAGATTATTCGCTGAAAAGGAAACTGATAAAATGTTTACAAAAGTAAATACAAAAGGTTTCTTAGAATATGCTGCAAAGCAAGCAAAATATAATCACAGAACTCTCAAAGAAAAAATCCATGCACAAATTAATCACCTTGGGTATGTGGATATTATAGATGATTGTTATGCAGGAATGGCAGCTGTATTATCGGTAGACACAAAATTTGCTCCAAAATTGAAAATGTACTCTTTGAAAAACGGAACAGTTATTGATTGCAAAATTGATAAAAGGAGTTTTGCGAAAAACAAGCTACAATCCGGAGATATAGTAAGAATACATGGACAAAGAAAAAAGCCAAAATTAAAACGGTTAGAAAATGGTCAATATGAACCGATTCCAGGAGTAGATGAATTATGGATAACCGGTTATACAAAGGTGGAGAATATGTAAAATGAAAAACGAAAAATTTCTAATTACCTTTGAAGAATTTGAAAATCATATTAAAAGTATTGAACGACTAATTAATTTTGAGAACGGATTACGTTGTTTAATACATTCTTATAAAAAGAATAACGAAGAAATAATTGAATTATCCTTTCCAACACTAATGACCAATACAATTCAATTACTTGCAACTCTAACACAAGATGTTAATGATTGGATTAGTTATTGGGTTTTTGACTTAGAGTGTGGAACTAAATACAAAGATGGCTGTGTTAAGGATGTAAATAATAATGACATTCCTTTAAAAACCATCAAAGATTTATGGGATATTTTAAATATGGAGGAATAAGAGAATTGAAATATATTGCAAATTGCAGTTTTGGAAAAGATTCTCTTGCTCAAATTATAAAAATTAAAGAATTAGGTTTGCCTTTGGATGAGGTCATATATTGTGATATACGTTTCTCCCCCTGATAAGTGGAGAACACCCTTTAATGGCAGAATGGATTCCTTGTGCGGAAGAAATTCTGGAGAAACAATTCGGAATAAAAGTCAAACATATATCGGCAAAAACTACTTTTACAGAGCAGTTTTATAAAGTAAAACAAAAAGGAAAACATATCGGAGAAATATATGGTTTCCCATATACTATAGGTGCCTGGTGTAATAGTCGATTAAAAGTTAATCCTTTATCACAATATATTTCATCCATAAACGATGAGGTATATCAATACATAGGTATTGCTTATGATGAGCCGGAACGCTATCAGAGACTAAAACAACAAGAAACGCCAAAGGTCAAATATGGTTCTGTTTTATATGAAAATCAAATAACAGAACCTATGGCTTTTGAAATATGTGAAAAATATAATTTAGTTTCTCCAATTTATTCAGACGAAGTGTACCGTGGTGGATGCTGGTTTTGTGTAAAACAATGTTACGCTGACTTATATAAATTATGGAAAGAATATCCTGACTATTTTAATATGTTACTAGAAATGGAAAAGGATTCTTCGATAACGTTTAAACCTAATTATACTTTAAAAGAATTTGTAGAGAAGTTTGAGAACGGATATATTCCAAAAAGGCGAAAAACAAGTAAAAAATAAAACGGAGGATTTTAAAATGACAATTAATGAAATTAATGGTGATTTATTCAGAGTGCCGCAAGGTTATTATTTAGCACATTGTATTAGTGGTGATTATGCTCTTGGTGCCGGTATTGCTAAGAAGTTTGATGCAGAATACAATATGAGATTCAAGTTATTCAGAGATTATGCTATTCCGGATGGTGAAAAATCAGCAAATGTTGGTAGAGCATTGTTGATAGATAATGTATTTAATCTGGTAACAAAAGAAAGATGTTTCCATAAGCCAACATACGATACTTTATATGACACATTGGTTGATATGCGTGAACAGTGTGAGGATTTTGATATTACTAGACTTGCGATGCCTCTTATTGGTTGTGGTTTAGATAAGTTGGAATGGGATAAGGTAAAAGATGTAATTGAAGATGTTTTTGAAAACACTAACATTGAAATTTTAATCTGCATTTTATAAGGAGTATTTATTATGTCAGAAATTAAACCTAGATATTTGGTAATGGTTACAGCTTCTGCAAATAATAATAAATATTATAAACAAATTCCGCATGGTGATTCGTGGACTGCCGAATATGGTAGAGTAGGAAGCAGTCCTCAACGCCGTGAGTATTCAATGAGTCAATGGGAAAGTAAGTATAACGAAAAAATCCGTAAAGGTTATGTAGACCAAAGCGATTTAGTAGAAGATTTAATTCAGGTTGAAAAACCAAAGAAATCTGAATACAAAGAAATTGAGAATAAAGTCATTGCTGAAATTGTTGAAAGGTTGCAGAACATGGCTAAAAAAGCTATTAGTGATAACTATACAATTTCATCGAATAAAGTTACACAAGCAATGGTTGATGAAGCTCAAAACATTTTAACAAGCTTGATACATATTGATGATTTGAAAGAATTTAATGATACTTTATTAAAATTGTTTACAACCATTCCAAGAAAAATGAGTGACGTTAAACTATATTTGGTGAAAAACACAGATGATTTTGCTAAAACAATTCAAAGAGAACAAGATTTGCTTGATGTTATGAGAGGGCAAGTTGTTCAACATCAAACAGTTGAAGAAGTTGTAGAAGATAGTTCCGAAGAAAAATCATATACAATTTTGGAACAACTCGGATTAGAGTTTGAAGAATGTGATGCTAATGATATTGCAACAATCAAAGCAGCTTTAGGTTCTTGTGTGGATAAGTTTTATAAAGCATGGAAAGTGAAAAATTTACGCACACAAAAGAGATATGATGAATTTGTTAAAGCAAATAATATTACGAACACCAAACTACTATTCCATGGTAGCAGAAACGAAAATTGGTGGTCAATCATTAACAGTGGATTAATGCTTAAACCGACAAATGCTGTTATAACCGGCAAAATGTTTGGATATGGAATTTACTATGCTCCTAAAGCAAGAAAATCTTTAGGCTATACAAGTTTAAGTGGTAGTTATTGGGCTAAAGGCAGTTCCAATTCCGGCTTTATGGCATTGATGGATGTTGCATACGGAAAACCATATGATGTACATTCTTTTGATAGTAAATATTATAATTTCAATTATGAAGCATTGCAAAGAAATTGCCCTGGGGCAAATTGTTTACACGCTCATGAAGGTAGTATGTTACGTAATGATGAAATTATAGTTTATAAAGAAGAACAATGTACAATTCATTATTTGATTGAATTAAAAAATTAAGGTGATTCATGTGAGAACAAAAAATACATTAATTAATTTGCAAAATATATCTACTTTGCTACAATATTTGTATATGAGTCAAGAGCATTCTATTATATTCAACAATGGTATAGCTGACTTAAAACTTCAAATGAATGAAAACCTTGGTATTAAATGTCAAAACTTAAATTTCCCTGATTTGCCGCCGACTAATTGGAGTTCAAATATGACACCTGAAAATTGCTATAATATAGTTGAAATTTTAAAGGAAACTCCAAGTGTTGAATTTCCTAATCATTTTAAAAATAGATGGGAAGAAATTGCGACAATAACAAAAACTAATTTAAGTTTAAATATAAAATAATTCAGAAAAAGTATTGACAAACAACAAAATAGGTGGTATAATAAATAAGACAGAAAAACTATTGAAATTCTGTTGTTAAAAATACTATTTTATTTATCTTATATCACCTATATTTGTTAAATAATGGAGGTAAAGATGAAAGTAGAAATTATCAATCCAGAAATCGTAGAAAATCTTTATCACAATCATGGCGTTTTTGCTTGCACTTGTTATAATACTCCAGAGAAATATGCAGACAAAGTAGGCAAGAGTTGTGAACAAGATGGTCATATGAGTGGTAGCAGATGCGAATATATTAAATTTAAAATATCTGATTTAGACAGAGGAACAGCAGAACAAGCATTAAGACATGAAATTGGAACTGAAATTCCATATGAATTTCAAGATAATTATTCTTTTGCCGATTTTTCTGATTTAATAAAAGATGTAAGTCCAGACCAGATTGTAAAAAATATGGCATCGTTCAGATACATAGATAAAGATGGTTTTAATTGGGAAACACCACAAACCATACAAAATTGTAATAAGGCTAAAGATTTATACGATAATTTGATGACACAAATTAATAACACAAGAAAAGAAATAAAGCTTGCTTTGGAAGAAAATGGAGTAGAAAGCAAACGTGCGACACAAGATGCAAATTTTGTTTTGCCAAGAGCTACTACTACAGAATTTGTTATCGGTTTTACTCCGGAAGCTTTAATTCATTTTTGCCATAAAAGATTGTGTACACGTGCGCAAGAATTTATCAGGGAAATGGCGGTCTTGATGAAAAAAGAAATTGAAAAATATTCTGTTGATTTCGCAAAGGAACTTATGCCACATTGTAAACATCTGTTATGGTGTCCAGAAGGCAATCATACTTGTGGTGCTGCACCAACTAAAACACAGTTGATTAATATTATAAATTCTGGAAGTGTGCAAAATGAAAAAGATTGAAAGTTTTTGTGTTAGTTGTGGGTTGCCTTGTCTTGGTAGAGCGTGTCCTAACCACTCCGGCACAGTTTATTATTGTGATGAGTGTGGAGATTATGCAAAATACCAGATTGAGGATAATGACTACTGTGAGTCATGTGCAAAAGAATATATACAAGAAGCTTTTGACGATTTAACAATGTCAGAAAAAGCGGAATTATTGGATATATCTTTGCACGAATATGACTAAAATAGTTAGACGTAAGAAAGGATTAAATATGAAAAAAATTATAACTTTGATGATAACAATATTATTGTTGCTTAGTATCACAATAAACGTAAATGCAGCATATGAAACTTGTTACGTAACTGCATCTGTTTTAAATTGTAGAACACAACCTAATATGCAAAGTGCAGTAATTACAACATTTAATCGTGGCAAAGAACTACAGGTCATTGGTGCTGAAGGTAGTTGGTGGCAAGTATATGATGGTAATGTACAAGGCTGGTGCCATAGTACATACTTATCTATAAATAATACATCTATTAATAGCGCCAATTATACTAATGGTAAATATTTAGGCAACTTCAAAATTTCCTACTACACTTGTTCTAGTGCAGAAAATGGTGGATGGAATTTGACTGCTAAAGGTCAAAAATTAACTGATGTTGTGGGAATCTGTATTGCTGCTGACCCAAGAGTTATTCCATATTATTCAAAAGTGTACATTGAGGGAATTGGTGTAAGAACCGTTCTTGATTGTGGTGGCGCTATTAAAGGTAATAAGATTGATGTATTAGTTAGAAATCATAGTGATATTCCTTCTTGTGGAGTACATTATTCAAATGTTTATTTGTTAAATTAATTACCAGGGGGATTATCATATGATTGTATTAATAGGTGAAAGTGCATCAGGCAAAACTACTTTAGCGAATGGATTCATCGAAAAATATCCGGAATATCATAAAATAGTTACATATACAACAAGACCTAAAAGAGAAAATGAAGTAGATGGTGTTGATTATCATTTTATTTCCGATGAAAAATTTGATGAATTAGTCAAACAAGGCTTTTTTGTAGAACACGCAAAATATAGAGATTGGTCTTATGGTACTGCTAAATCTGACTGTATAAATAATAAGAAAGCAGTTGTAGTTCTAACTCCTTCAGGTTTGAGAAGTTTAAAGAAAATCAATAAAAAAGTTACATCAATATATATTTATGTTGACCGCCGCTCCAGACTGATAAATATTTTACTTCGTGGTGATAATATTGACGAGGCATATCGTAGGAATTTATCAGATGTAGGTCAATTCGATGGAGTTATTGATGAAGTAGACTATGTTATTGATAATACACAATTCCATATGGATGAAAATGAAGTTCTGAAATGTTTAGAGGCAATTTTGAAAAAAGGTGATGTAAGTGTCAAAAACATTTAAAATATACACCGTAGGAAAAATGAAAGATATTTCATATACAAAACAAATGGAATGGAGACTTAAAATTGCCAATCTTATAAAAAGTAAAACAGAAAAACGTATATCTTTTGTTCATCCGCCACTTTTTTATAATTATGAACAAAAAGATTACAAATCGGAAAGAGAAATTAAGGAATGGGAACTAAACCAAGTAAAACAGTGTGATATTCTGATTGTAAACTTAGATGGTATTAACGATAGTATTGGTTCGCATTTTGAAATTAGTGCAGCTGAAACAATAAATACAATGAGCGACAAACATATTTATATTATCGGAATAGGTCAAAGCAAAGAACAATTGAATCCATGGATTGAATTAAGCTTGTTTAGACAAGAAGATGATTTTGAGAATGCAGCCAGATATATTACAGATTATTTATTAATTTAAAATAAGGCAGAAAAAGTATATATTAATAAGGAGCGAATTTAATGAAAATTATTAAAAGAGATTGTTCCGAGGTCGAATTTGATAAAAATAAAATTTATGATGCAATTATGAAAGCAATGACTTTTGGCAGTGGCATTATTAAACCGGAAATTGCAAAAGAAATTGCTACGGAAATTGAATCAGAGGCAGAATATATCAAAGACCTAGATATTTATACCGTTGAATCTATGGTTTTTGAAAAATTAGTAGGCAAAAATGAAATCTTAACAGCTAAAGCCTATGAGGGTTATCGTAGAGTAAGAGAATTCCAGAGAGATACTAAAAATTCAACAGATGAATCAATTATGGAATTATTATCAGGAGAAAGTGATTATTGGAACAATGAAAATTCTAATAAGAATGCAATGCTAGTAACAACACAGAGAGATTACATGGCTGGTATCGAAAGTGAAGATATTAGTAAGCGTATGTTACTTACTCCGGATATTATTCAAGCTCATGAAGATGGTGTATTACATTTTCATGATATAGATTATTTTGGACAAAATGCGATTCACAATTGTGATTTAATCAATCTTGAAGATATGTTAAATAACAATACAGTAATTAGTGGAGTTATGATAGAAAAACCACATAGTTTTTCTACTGCTTGTAATGTGGCAACACAAATAATTGCACAAGTAGCTTCTTCACAATATGGTGGACAGAGCATAAGCCTTACACACTTAGCACCATTTGTTAATGTAAGCAGAGAAAAAATTCGTGAAGAAGTAAGAGCAGAAATCACAACTACTTTAGGATTATCTGTTACTGATGTTATTGAAACAGCTGTTGAAGAAATCACAGAACAAAGATTAAAAAAGGAAATAAGTAAAGGTGTACAGACAATTCAATATCAAGTTGTAACACTTATGACAACCAACGGTCAAGCTCCTTTCTTATCCGTATTTATGTATCTTGGTGAAACAGATGATGAAAGAACAAAAGCTGATTTAGCACTTATCATTGAAGAAGTATTGAAACAAAGAATTCAAGGTGTTAAAAATGAGAAGGGTATTTGGGTAACACCCGCTTTCCCAAAACTTTTATATGTTTTAGAAAAAGATAATACATATAAAGATAGTAAATATTTCTATCTTACAAAATTAGCGGCAGAATGTTCAGCTAAAAGACTTGTTCCTGATTACATCTCTGAAAAGAAAATGTTGGAATATAAGATTGATAAAAACGGAAATGGAAATTGTTATCCTTGTATGGGATGTCGTTCATTCTTAACACCATATGTTGACGAAAATGGAAAACCAAAGTATTATGGAAGATTCAATCAAGGTGTTGTTACAATTAATCTTGTAGATATTGCATTATCTTCTGGTAAAGATGTTGAAACATTTTGGAAATTATTTGAAGCAAGAACTGAACTATGTCACAAAGCTTTACAGTTAAGGCATCAAAGATTAGAGGGAACACCTTCAGATGTTGCACCTATTTTGTGGCAACATGGTACTTTAGCAAGACTTGAAAAAGGTGAAGTTATTGATGATTTGCTGCATAATGGATATTCAACAATTTCATTGGGCTATGCTGGTTTGTACGAATGTGTTAAATACATGACAGGTAATAGCCATACAGACGGTGGTGTTGGAGAAAAATTTGGATTAGATGTTATGCAAGCATTGAATGATAAATGCAAACAATGGAAAGATGCGGAGCATATAGATTATAGCTTGTATGGTAGTCCAATCGAAAGTACAACTTATAAATTTGCTAAATGTTTGAAAAAGAGATTTGGTGTAGTTGAGGGTATTACAGATAGAGATTATATTACTAATTCTTATCATGTTCCTGTATTTGAAGAAATTAATGCATTTGACAAACTTGCTTTAGAAGCTAAATTCCAGAAGTTATCTCCTGGAGGAGCAATCAGCTATGTTGAAATTCCTAATATGAACGATAATTTAGAAGTAGTTATTCAGATTATGCAATTTATTTATGAGAATATCATGTATGCTGAATTAAATTCTAAAAGTGATTATTGTATGACTTGTGGCTACGATAAAGAAATTAAAATTATTACTGATGAAAATTCCGGTAAACTTATTTGGGAATGTCCGCAGTGCGGCAATCGAGACCAAACAAAAATGAGTGTAGCAAGGCGTACTTGTGGATATATCGGTAGTCAGTTCTGGAATCAAGGCAGAACACAAGAAATTAAAGAAAGAGTTTTGCATATTGACGATAAAGCCTACAAGGAGAATGAATAATGAGATATTCCCTAATTAGGGAAATGGATGTGTCTAACGGATGGGGAGTGGGAATCTCCCTATTCGTTCAGGGATGTCATTTCCATTGTAAAGGATGTTTTAATCAAGATACATGGGATTTTAATGGCGGAAAAGAATGGACGCCTGAAATCGAAAAAAAATTTATTGAACTAGCTAATAAGGAATACATAAAAAGAATTTCTTTTCTTGGTGGAGAACCTTTAGCAAAAGAAAATGTTGAAACTGTTTTGTGGTTGATTGAAACATTAAAATCTAATTATCCTGATAAAAAAATTTGGTTATACACCGGTCATACTTGGGAACAAATAATGAACTCACAAGAAAAAGTTGACCTCATTAGACAATCAGTTTTAAATTTAGTTGACGTGGTAGTAGACGGACAATTCCAACTTAGTAATCAGGATATAAATAATAAAACTATATTATGGGCTGGAAGTACAAATCAAAGAGTTATAGATGCAAAAAAATCTATTAGCTTAAATACTGTATTTCCTTGGAGAAATGAATGAATAATTTAAAAGAATTATTAAAGCTAATAAATGAAAATCCCGAACTTTCTGTAATTCCCATGGTAAACAATGAAGTATGTGGTTCAGATGATGGATATTGGATGGCTTCTTTTGGGAAATGTGAAATAGCAGAATGCACACATATTACCATGGAAGAAAGAGTGCGAATTTGTTTTAAAAATGACATTGAAGAAATAAAAAACTACTTTTATCAACAAATTGCCGACAATGATGACATTGAACCAGCCGCAAAAATTAAAATGGTGTCTGAAAAATTGCAAGCTCTTGAATGGACTAAGATAATCATTGTATATTTGGAATTACCTGAATAAAAACAATAGAAAGGTAGATTAACTATGAAACAAATTGCTACATTTGAAAAAATAAGCTATGAACAATTTAAAAAAGACATTTTAGAAACAATGGTGGAAAGATATGGCGATGCTTATACAGAAGAAATGATTGAAAATATGTATAAGAAAATTAAGTTGCCAAAAAGAGCTACAGTCGGAAGTGCTGGATATGATTTTTCACTTCCTATAGATATAACTCTTGCTCCACAAGAAACTGTAAAAATTCCTACTGGAATAAGGGTTAGAATTGATAACGGTTGGGTATTGAAAGTATATCCAAGAAGCGGTTTAGGTTTCAAATATCGCTTACAGTTAGATAATACTGTTGGAATCATAGATAGTGATTACTATAATAGCGATAATGAAGGTCATATTTTCGCTAAAATTACTAACGACTCATATTCAGAAAAAACAGTTGAATTGAAAGACGGAGATGCTTTTATGCAAGGAATATTTGTTGAATATGGAATCACAACTGACGATAATGCTGATGGCATAAGAAATGGCGGTTTTGGAAGCACAGGTGCTAATTAATGCAAGAAATAATTGAAAAGTTAAATAGAATGATACTCTTAGAAACTCATGCAAATATGAGTAAAGAACAAGAGTGTTATGTTGCCGGAATTGCCGATGCTTTACAAGTGATAGAAGAACATATGGGAAATGATTTAATTATTGGAAAACATTATTTTGTAATTATGTATAAAGATAATAATAGATATGACCCATATGTAGAAGAAATGAAGTTATACCGTATCAATAAGAAACAAAAACAAGTATATTGTTTTACACGTAATTTAAAAAATAATAATTCAACTCCAGATTTAGTTTTAGCAAGCAAGGGTGGATTAGCTATGCGTGTATTTAAAACAAGAGAAGAAGCAGAAAGCAGGAAGTATTTTTATAATGAAAAACATTAAAAAATCTATATCGGCTGGTATAATGATTGGGATAGGTGCAACAGTCTATCTACTTTGTGAAAACAAAATTATTGCAGCATTCTTATTTGCTACCGGATTATTTGCAATTTGCACATTTGAAATGAATTTATTTACCGGAAAAATCGCTTACATATTTGAAAACAAAAATTCTCCAAATTGTTTTGTTATTTGGATAGGAAATTTAATAGGTTGCTTTTTGACTGCTTTTCCAATAAGATTAGCAATACCAGAAATAACACAAAAAGCATATTTATTAGTAGAATATAAATTACATAATGATTTGTTATCAACCATATTTTTATCTATTTTCTGTGGCGTATTAATGTATTTAGCCGTTGAGAATTATAAAACTAACAAAAATGAATTTGCTAAAATTGTAGGCTTATTTTTAAATGTAGTGGTATTTATTATATGTGGTTTTGAACACAGTATTGCAAATATGTGTTATTGTATTTTTTCTGTGAATAGCTACAATATGATGATACATTCTCTAATATTCATCTTAATCGTATCTTTTGCAAATAGTGTTGGCGCAATTCTATGTCGCAATCTTACAAAAAACTAATGTAAAAGAGGTAATAAGATGGTTAATGGAAAAAAAGTATCAACGTGCGAAAAAAAATTTACAGTAAAAAACATACACCCTACATTTGCCACAGAACAAGAAAAAAATAAACAAGAAAAAAATATAAAAATTCAATTATATGACATATTTAAAAAATATTAATAAATAAGACAGAAAAATTCGGTAAAGTATTGAAAAAAGAGGGTTGCTGTGGTATAATAATACTATTAGCGACCTTCTTTCTATTTTAGAAAGGAGGAACACAATGGATGCAATATATGGTAGACAGTCTATAGACAAGAAAGACAGTATTAGTATTGAATCGCAAATTGAATTTTGTAAATATGAAACAAGAGGGAGGGAATACCGAGTCTACACGGATAAGGGCTATAGTGGTAAAAACACGGATAGACCTCAATTCCAAGAGTTATTGCAAGACATTAAAAATGGTGAAATTCATAGAGTAATTGTTTACAAATTAGACCGTATAAGCCGTTCAATATTAGACTTTGCAAGTATGATGCAAATATTTGAGCAGTACGGAGTCGAGTTTGTTTCGTCCACCGAAAAATTTGATACCTCAACTCCAATGGGTAGAGCAATGTTAAATATATGTGTGGTATTCGCACAGTTGGAAAGAGAAACAATCCAAAAGCGTGTTCTTGACTCTTATAATGCACGAAAGAAAAAAGGTTTTTATATGGGCGGCAAAATTCCATATGGTTTTTCAAAAGAAAAAATTGTAATCAATGGCATTAGAACATCTAAGTATATAATCAATCCGGAAGAAATGGAACAGGTAATTACTATATATGAAATGTATTCTAATCCAACAACTTCTATGAGAGATATAATTGGTTATTTTAATGAAAATGGAATAAAGCAACTACGTGGCGGAAAATGGAGAGCTACAAATTTATTATCTCTTGTTAAAAACCCAATATATGTTCAAGCTGATTTAGATATATACGAATTTTTCAAAAGTCAAGGTGTTGAAATTATTAATCCACCTTCAGAGTTCATTGGAACAAATGGCTGTTATCTATATAAAGGTGAAAATGCCGAAGCGGATAAATCTGTTAGATTAGAAGGACATACATTAGTATTAGCTCCGCATGGCGGCACAATACCATCTGAAACATGGTTAAAGGTTCGGAGAAAATGTTTGAATGACAATAAAATATTGAAACCAAACAAAGCTAAAAACACATGGCTATCCGGAAAGCTGAAATGCAAAAAATGTGGATATGCGATACTATCAAGAGGTTCTACTAAAGGAGAAAAGTTTAGATACTTGTTCTGCCAATTCAGCAAAAATGATAATGGTTGTGAAGGCATACATTGTATGAAAACAAGCGACATGGAAGATGCAATTCTCAATGAGATAAAAGAAAAGTTGAGTAATTTTAAAACTCTTTCAAGAGAACAAAGTGCAGCCATTAATCCTAAAATCAATGAATTAAGAATCAAAGAAAAAGACATTGATAATGAAATAGAATCATTGATGGAAAAGCTGGTAGATGCAAATGACACTTTATTAAAATATATTAATAAAAGAATTGTGGAACTGGACAATGCGAAAAAACAAATTCTATCTGACTTAAATACTCTAACACTATCACAGAACAATATAACAAATAGCAAAACCATTGTAGACCATGTTGACAAATGGGATAAACTTTCTTTTGACGATAAAAGAAGCGTAGTGGATGCTTTGATAGATAAGATAATGGTTAGTGATGAAAGTGTGGAGATAAATTGGAAGATATAGTTTGTGGCACATTGACTACATCGTTCAATCATTATAGTCAATGTACCATAAGCGAAAGAAGGTCGCTAATAAGCCATTTGGCAAGGCTTTTATATACTTATTTTAATTTATAAATTGACTATTTTGTAGCTTAAAATAAATATATAAACGCAAAAAATTAAGGTTATAAGCTTTTAAACTTATAACCTCATTTTTTATATTAACAACAATAACGAACAATATAATTACTTATTTTTTTCTTTAAATTTTAAAATTGTATGTCCAAACAATTTATAGTAAGGAACCGGCAGAATTTCAAACACATAATAATTAATTGCATCAGCAATGAATATTCCTAATATAGAAATAATTATCCAAATTAAACTAAACGGCAAGCATATAATTCCATTAAAATTTAAAGGGACATTTGTATAATCCCACATTAATTCAAAATTATAAACTAAACATATACTTCCGATAATTAATTCAAATAATGTTGCAATAATAGAACCAATACATCCTTGTAAAAGAATATCTGTATTCCAGGAAATTTTTTCATTAATGCAGTCTATCATTAATAAAATAATTCCGCCACATAATCCCATAAGAGGATAAGAATAGCCTCTATAACAAACTTCAATAGTGATATAAATACAAAAACCAACAATAAATAATACTAATTGTCTTAAATATTTCATTTGATATTACTTTCCTTGTTTATGTAACCTATATAAAAATACGATTACCTCTTGTCTTGTACAATTATTATGTAATTTATAGTTTCCTGTATTATCACCATTTAAAATGCCTGTTGAGAGCGAATTATTAATAGCCTCTTTAGCCCATTCATCAGGAGTATTATCTAATACCGGTACAACATCAGGAATCGTTTCTGAAGGTGTTTCAGGCTGTATAATAGGTATTTCTGGTTGTGGTGCTACAATTTCCTGTGCAGTAACATAATTACCTGAAATATATCCAATACCAATATTAGGATAATTAACTTTATACCATCCATTATTTGTTTTTGCACAAATAACCACAACATCATTTCTTGCGTGTTGTCCGATACGTTCTGAACTTGTTGTTGGTTGTTTTCTTATATTTAATACACTTGCAGTAATAGTACCAGTTAAATTAACTGCTTCTTCTGTCCATTCAAAAGGTTTTTCTACTAAACTATAATTTGGTCTGCCATAACCGGCAATTCTATTATAATTTAATTTATAAGATTTTTTTCTTACACAACCACCATTAGCAACAACTCCGCTTGATGAAGAAGTGTTTCCTTCAATAGTATATACATAAGTATTATCTACAGCATAAACAAGACCAGTATGACAAATTCCGCCACCACTATTAGTAAAAAAGATTTGGTCTCCAACTTTCGGGGATTTGTACCATTCTCCATTATTTTTGAAATATCCAGAAGAATTGACTGTATAATCGTCAAATCTGTGAAGAATTTTTGTAGCCATTTCTGCTCCGAAAGCTTGCACAAAACACCAATCTACAAAGCAATCGCACCATGCAGCAGGATAATCCATTGTTGCAGGATAAAGCTGATGCATCTCATAACCATATTTAGTATAATTAGCACTGCCAGCATTTGCAGTTTTATCATATAAAGATTTGGCGCTTGCTTTTTCAAGATAGCCGACTTCATTGCTTGCAATTGTTAAAAGTTTTTCTATTGCACTCATATATAGCTACCTCCTTATTTTAAATTACTATATCTATTAAGAAATACTAAAACTTCTTGTCTTGTGCAAACATCATGAAGCTTTAAATTTCCTGTATCGTCACCTTTTAAAATACCGTTATTTTTCGCCCATTCAACCGCTTCTGTAGCCCAAGTATCAGGTGTGTTATCTAATGTTATGTTACTCATAATAGTTTCCTCCTTAATAATGTCGAATTGGTTTAAATTATATGTTTCAATTAAATTGATTAATTTGTCTGCATATGTAGGGTCTGTTGCGTACCCTGCTGCATGAATAGCTTTACAAGCCTTTTTATAATCAGTTTCTCCAATAACATTTTTATATCTTGATAATCCGCAAAGTAATGCACTATGGTCATTAATGCTTTCTTCCCAACTGTCATAAGCTCTAAAAGAAGCATCAATTGTTACGAATGTAGAACCATCATAACATTCTTTGGTTTTTGCATTATAAACTTTGCCTTTCCAAGAAGTACCAGCTTTAATTCCAAACAAAGCTTTGCCAACAGTAGATAAAGAACTTTTTCCCCAACCACTTTCTAATATCGCTTGTGCGATAGTTAAACTTGCCAAAACTCTAGTTTTCTTCATATCCTTTTGTGCTAATGTGCCAATTTGATTAATAAATTCCATTTGTGAATTACTAGCCATAGTATCACCGTCCTATCTTGTATAACAAAAAAGCCAGCCACACAAAAAGTGTGACTGACCGTATAATGATTTATTATTCTTAATTTTCAGAATTCAATAATGTAACCAATACCTCTGATTGATATTTTTCGGGTATTTCACAACCATATACAATAGCACTAATAGTATTAATACTTCTCAAAGATGAAATATATAATTTCAATGAATTGTAGTATGTTGTATGATATGCAATGTGATTCTTTGCCTCTGTTATAATAATTAAAATATCTTCTACCGAATAGTATTTACATGGCTCATTGTCTGCATGATATGGAATAGAAGTTTCTCCAGCAGAAACCATAGCTGAAAGTGTAGTTAAATTCAACTGGTCTTGTGTTGTAAGTGAAAAATGATAAGTCTCTCCATCAGATAAAACAACATCAATTCCATTCTCTATGGTTGACCTACAAGTGCTTTTCATTTCTTTTATTTTAGCATCTTTAATAAATGCTACTGTCATTTCTTCCGGAACTTCTTCTGTTGTGTTGTCAATAGGTTCTTCCGCTTCAATTTCTATTTTTTCGTTTGTTTCAAAAGCTGCTACAAGAGCATTATATTCTTCTTCGTCAATAGAAACTATGTCGGCGGCAACAAATTCAGTTGGGGCAGCAAATTGTAACATCCAATCCGCACGATAAATAACTCCATTGCATATAATAGCTTCGGCAGAGGATTCGGATGCAAGCAAATACATCTTATGTAATAATTGATAACGAATTAAATCATCAGATGTTGCAACACCCAAAATAGTATTATCATTTACTATTTTATAATACATTAATCAAACCTCCTCGCATATTAACTAATCTATATCCCATTAGTCTGTTTATATATTTACACATACTTTGTAATGTTTTTCTGTGTTTTACATATTTAAGGTGTGATAACCAAGATTGAAAAGAAGCATACATTTCTTCAATGGTGCGAACTCCATTTTTTATAAAGTTTATAAATTTCTTAATTTTTCTTCTCATTCTCACAATTCCTTTTCGTACAGGTCTGCGTATGATATTTCCATCTTTTGTGATGTTATATTTTGTTTTTAAGAATTTAAAACCACGTGAAGCCTTGACAATGTGTGTTTTCTTTGTATTAAACTTTAAGCCGAGTTTTTCAACAATTTCACACATACCAGCATATAGTTCTTTTAGAAACTCCTTATCATCTGATATAATAACACCATCATCCATATATCTTATATAGTGTTTTACACTCATTTTGTCTTTTATGTAATGGTCAAGGTCATTAGGAACTATCAAAGCCATCATTTGAGAAATTTGACTTCCGAGACAAATTCCGACATCTTCTCCGTTTTTATAATAAGACTTAATTATCTTCATTATAATATCATTTAAGCCATTGTTAGATATATACTTATCCAACACATATCTACAAGAAGAATGAGGAATACTATCAAAGAATGATTTAAAATCAAATGTTAGTATATAAAAATCTGTACCATATTCCCGAATTGCAGATTTTAAATGCGAATACATTCTTCTCCTTGCAAAATCAATTCCCTTATCCTTGGTACTTGCACCATTATCATAAATTAAATTGTCTTTTGCCGAAGGAACTATTGCATTATCACATAAAACACGTTGTATAATTCTATCTTCGATTGTTATCGGAACGATAATCCTTTCTTTTCCTCTTTCATATAAAGATATTCTACTCGTATTTACAAGTTTAGGTAATTCTCCGTTTTCAATAACCTTAACTGTTGTGTACATATTTTGAATGGCATATCTATTATATTTTTGAACGCTTCCTTTCCACATTACACTCTTATTACATTTATTTAATGCATCAACGAAATTTTGCATTTTAAAAATATTGTCAACATTATATTTTTCAGCCTTTAGCTTTCGTTTCTCTAATTTTTTTGCTTTATCTCTGGCTATTCGAGCCTGTATTCTTTCTCTGTTATTTATGGTAATATCCACCTCTGTTGTATATAAGTTAAATATAATATTCTCCGAATGGTTTATTTTATATATAGTCATTCAACCATGTGATTATGGGTATGAAAATTAAACTGACTATCAAGTTTAATCCATGCAAGTAGCTTCAACCCAGCTTCATCGGACTGCTATTATAGCAGGACAATCTTAAAGCAGAAAGTCGCAATATTTACCCTTTCGGGAAGGACAAACACTCCTTCAAGTGATGTTGTTGAATATTCATTTTTCACCCTCATTTTGTGGTTACTGTCATCAAATGAATCAGGGGCAAACGCCATTAGCATTGCTGGCGTTGTTGTTGTTGTTGTTACCTGTGTTGTTGACATTGTAGAAGTTAGTCGTGTTGGTAGCATTCGGAGAACGCTCCCACCAGTTGTACGCACGACAACACGATGGAAAATCAGTATTTGCCCTATAAATTTATATTTTTATTTTAATTCTTTAAATCGTTTAGCATCGCTTTGTTGCAATGCACGTAATTTCTTTATTTCTTTTGTAAGCATATCAGACCATTCAATCATAATACGCTCACTATATTGCATAATATTGAAATATGTCAGCATCGGTCTATTTGCCTGTTCAAGCCTTTGTATAGCAGTAGATATACATTTTCTCCGCCTCATATATTCATCATGTGTTTCCGGTATTTTTCGATTTGCTTTTACAACTTGGTATAAGGCATCATCCATTAAATTAATTAGCATGGCAGAAGAAGTATATTTCAAACTATTACTGCCATGCATAACCTTTGTATGTGTGTATCTATTTAACTTTACCATATTACTCATAAACTCTGCCCGATTGATATAATCCCAATTTAATACCAAAAATGATTTATGAGGATGCTTTTTATCTTCCGGTAAAAGACCATTCAATAGTGCTTCTTCATTTTCTATCATATCCGCTATTCTCCTTATCTTTTTACTTTCAACTCCCTCAATAATTTGATATATCATTAATGGCTTTTCAAATTCAGATAAAGTATCTATCGCAGAAGATATTAAATCATATTTTTCATCAAGTTTACCTTTAAAATATCCGTAAGATATTTGTGAAATATTATCAAACATCTTATTCATAACATCACATATAGGTTTTGCAATATATTCCTGTTTTCTTTTAGGAACTCTTTTCATACGAGTAGCAAGTTCCTTGTAAATTAAATTAAATGTATTATCATATTCATATGATGATTGATTTCGTAAAGCCTTAACTACTGACATATTTCCTCCTTTGAGTTCAGTTTAAGATATAAGGGCGGTGGCAAGCCGCCCTATGATAAATAAGTATAAGTCGCTTACGCTCCGATAGAGAAGCAGGGGCAAACGCCACCAGCATAGCTGGCGCCGTAGTAGCTGCCGTTGCCACCTGTGCTGCCGACACTGCAGAAGGTAGTCGCGCCGGTAGCAACCGGAGAACGCTCCCACCAGCTGTACGCACGAATCCATAAACCACCGTCATCAGCTTCAATAAAATAAGTTTCATCGGCAGTATGATTATATAGCTCACGTGTTTCTGCATCCTCATATATATAAACAGCAGTATTGTTCTTCCATACATCTCCAGATTTAACTGTAAATAATGTAGTTGGGTCTGATACAGATACTGTTGCTCCTGCCGTTGCGGTTGCGGCATAGTATGTCGCATCTTCCGGAACGATTCTGCCTATGAATTTTGCTCTAAATATATCAGAGTTTGCAACCAATGTGTTGCCGTACAAACCTTCTCTTACGTAAGGTTCGCCGCTGCCGCCAACTTCTCGCAATGATGGTAAATAAATATAATCATCATCTGAACGAACTGGTGTGCTTGCGCTGTTTCCTGCTGCATTACCAACATTGGCGTAAGTCTTAACTCTCTTAATTAATGACCTTAATTGAACAGGTAAACCACGATAAAAACGACCCATTTCACCAGCGTACTTTTCACTTGTTCCAACAGTATAAGTATCTTTAGAACAATCACTGTGTTCTGGATTCAAGAATTTTCTCATTTGAGTATCATGCCAACCAGAATATGTGTAATATCCATCTCCGGCACTTCCACCAGAAGTAGAGTAGTTATAATTACCAACATTCATTCTATGTGTATGCATAAGCAGTCCTTCAAACATAAAAGATACGGATGATGTTTTAAGAGCATTATCGGATAATGCATATCTTCCTGTGACATCGCCATCAGAAGAAGCAACCCTAATAACAACATTTTCAGTAGTCCAATCACAAATACTCCTTGCAACTGAATCACCAAGGTCATCAAACCATATTTTACACTTATGAATAAATCCTTTTCCGAAAGCACCAAATCCAGAACTTGATTCTGCGCCACCAATTACAAGTTTTCCAGCACCAATACTTGAATTTGTTAATGTTGAAATTGTTTTACTGTCAGTAAAAGCAACAGGGGCATTAGTCGAAGGTGTTGTTGCAAGGTTAAATGAATATGTATATAGTTTATCTTCGCCCTTAATATGACGAATTACTAACATATTTCTGTTTTTAGCATTTCCAACAATATTATAGGCGCTTCCAAAGTCAAGCCTATGACCACCGCTGTATTGTAGCCTCAAAGGAATGCTATTATTAGTTGTATCAGATACAGATAAGAGAGTAGAAGTTAAACTTGTTGCTGTATATTCATAATCTAAACATAATGTAAATGATTTATCTTTATCTCCGAACAATTCAACAACATTTCCATCTCCATCGGTTACTTCATATGCTGTAAATCCATCGAAATAAGTTGACTCCGAAATAATATCAATTTCTTCAACATTACTAAACGAATAATCGTTACCCATTCTGAATGTTTTTCTGTCTCCACCTTTAATATAATTGTTTATAGAAAGAGGATAGCCAGCACAAATTCGATATATATCAGTCCATGAGGCATTATTTAGATATTCTGTATCTGAATCATCTCTAGTAACAGGAGCATTAGAAACTAAATCCCAAAGAGCAGTTACTGTCATATCACTAGTTACATAGCCAGTAGACTTATTCCAGCCTTTGAATAAATAGAATCTCAATGAACTCTCAACAGCAGTATATGTTGGAATTCCATCTGCTGAAGGCATAAAATCCCATACTGCTTCCGAACCATAAGATACGGTTTGTGTTTTAAGAGTTGTACCAAATCCATCAACCCATGTTACTGTAAATTCTCTTTCGACAGCAGTGTACTGTGCTTTATAAGTAATTGTGTGACCTACATTTGTGGCAAAGTTGGTTGCACTTTCAGGATAGGTAACATCACTTGATACATCTTTCCAATTTTTAAATGTATAGATATATCTTTCATCCATTGGTTTTACAGGTGTTGTATAATCGTCAAAATAATTTTTAGGATTGACAACGGTGCCGCCGGCATCTACCCATTCTGTAAATAAAATAGTTATTTCATCATCATCTATAAACTTAATTTCATGCTGTTCAATGTAAGTGTTATATGCAATTGTAAGGTCGTTACCCCAAATATCTAAATATTCAATCTCTTTTGATTGTTTTAGTGTTGGAATAAATACATATCCTGTAAATACAGATTTAGACTGATTATATCCATTAGCATTATAACCAGCAAGAAGTTTTATATCATCAAGTATAGATGCAGTATCATTGTCGAGAATCCAATACATATTAGTTAATCTGATACGTTCAATATTATCGCACGCTTGATATAAAGCTAAAGCGTTAATACACGCCATATCAGAAGAAGCATTTAAAGATGCCTGATATGTATTGTCCATATTTTCTACAATTAACTGTTTAAGATTTGTATTACCTTCAAAAGTAAGAGTATCACTAACATCTTCTTTGCCATAGTAAAGTTTTGTTAAATTCTTTGCTATTAATGCCCCTATATCATTTAGCTCGGCTTTTTCAACCATTCCACCAGTTGCAAACGTTATACCCGAACATTGTGTTCCTGTTGTATAAACTTCTTTTAACGCTTGGCAGTTTGAAAGGTCAAGCGCAGAATTAAACGAAGCGCAATTACGTAAATCAAGAATTTCTAATAAAGTATTCGCAGAAACATCTATACCATTACCAGCCTCAGAACTACCAAATGAAGTATTAATATAATCCTCATCAGCCGAACCAACATATAATTCTGTAAGTTTAGTAGCAGGAGAGAAGTTAGCATATCCTATATGTAATGAAGCTAGACCATTAATTTTTTGAATAAGTGAAGCACTAAAAATATAAGTTTCTGTATCATTAAGAGTAAGATGAGTTAAATCAACTACAACCTTTTCACCTCTCATAGCTCTTTGTGTAATTCTTGTTGAACCAGCTTGAACAGCGACATAGACAGAAGCATAAGGAATGATTTCAAGTACACCACCTGAATATGAACGAACTGTAATAGCCGCAGAACTTCCTGTTGCAGCACTACCATTATATTTAGATGAACAATACAACTCTTGGTATGTTTCAAATAATGTTCTTTGTAATTCTTTCAAGCCATACATCATTGCAAAATATGCAGAGTTTGAAGTATATCCACCTAATGTATTTGGATTTTCATAAGGTCTGATATATTTTCTTCTTGCATCAAACATTTGTAAGCGTCTACATTTAACACTTTGATATGCTTTAAATTTATTGATAATACGAGTGGAATCCCAGGCACCCTTAGATTCGAGAGTTTTAAATAATGCTGCCAAATCATCGTACATATTTTCTCTGACATTCGCCCATAAAGTACAAGAATCAGCATCGCCAATGATAGATGCACCATTATATACATTACCATCGCCAATCTTATCAATATCTTCCATACCAAAAGTCAAAGTAAGATTACCTTCATTATTATTTCCATCCGCCGTATCGTTATCATAGTCAAAAACTAAATCCCAATGAATACCATCAGATGTATGCCAGAAAGTATTTTTAGCTCGGTTATCAACCATAGTATGTCTTTCAGTAAACAAATAATGATAAAGAATACTATCCTTAATCATATATTCTTCAAATTCATTAACAAACTTAGCTTGTCTATATTCTGCACTATCTACAGTATAAGTAGTTTCACCATATGTTACAGATTCTTCGAGTGTCGCATTTGTTGCAGCTGCTGTATCAGTAGAAGCAATAAATGTGTAAAGTCTTTTGAAACTGTCAATAAGACTCGTTTTATGCTCATCCTCTGTCCACACTTTACCATTCTTGTCGGTTAAGCCAAAATCTTCTGGGTATCTAAATTCAACGGAGTTATGCCAACCAACTTCCATTTGTGCATCAGTTGCATCACCCCAACCTTCCCAATTGAAAATTGTGTCATAATCTGCAAGACCATTTGCCTTAAACGATGTTCCATCGTGCTTAAACAAACAAATTCTGTCAGTATTATTTGCAATTTCAACAATACATTCGTTAGGATTTGTTTTGTCCATACCCATAGCAGCATGGTTTTTCTTTGAGTTACCAAAGTCACCACAAGAATAGAAGTGATAGTTGGTATCAGCAAACTCCTTATGTGTACTAATATCAGGATTTGACTCTCTAACAAAGATTACACAAGGATGGAATTCCATAGTGTCTCTAACTTTACTATTAGCCAATCTTGCTGCTCTTATGTAAGGTTGGAATGTATTGTAATCATCTGCAAGACACGCATTATTTGCATTTTCAGATGAAGCAACATTAACTTTGATATTAAAATAATTAACACCAATAGAATTTTCTGTCATTGAATATGTATCAGAAGTTTTGCCATCATTAAATACAAAACCATTTGAACACTTAATATCCAAATTTCTCGAAGATGCGCCATACTGTTCGGATGAAGTACCTTGTCCTTTTAAAGTTATGCCTGATGCAGTCCAAGTGTGTGCTGCACCTCCAGCTGGATATATATGCTGAACCGAACAATCATATAATACATTGCCTTCGCTATCTTTTAATGCTGTAACAGAATCTTTTTTACCTGTTGTAAACCTTGGACAGTCGATAAGGATAACTCTCATATCAGGAAGAATTGCATTTATCTTAGTGTAATCTAATTCGCCATCATCATTTAAAATATTATTCTTGTTATATCTGTCAGCCATTTCTGTTGCATCAGGAGCATCAGCAATATAGTTTGCAATAAGGTCTGTGTCAGACAAATGAGTTCTATATGCCTTTAATCTATAAATCCACACATCACAGTTATCAGAACCAAAAATAATAGGTGCTTGTGTTGACTGCATAAATGCATCTGTCGCACTGTAAAGTTTAGGCTGAGTATAATCACCATCAAGCAAACAGAATATTTCAGAGAATCCACCTGAATTTTCGTCAGGTGTAATATTCCACTCAAATTCCATATATGTATCATCACAATACGGTACTTTTACTTTTTCTGCTGCCGAACCAGTACGTAAATAAGCATTAGTTGCTGTCATTTTCATACCGATGTTTCCGGACATACAAGACATTACCTCTGCCTCTAAATCTCTACAGTTGGTTGCTTTATAAATAAGTTTAAAATTCATACCAGTCTGCTTAATATCATCATCGCCAATAGGGAAGAACAAAGGATAATTAAGTGACATTGTAGTACCGGCTTTAACGCAGAAATAAGAATTTCCATCTTTATCTGTTTTCCAACCACCATTAGTCCAGTCAAAATTATCTGATACACTCATTGTATATCCATTATTAGTATAGGTTGCAAAGTTGGTATCACTATTGCTTCTTCCAGAAGGATTAAAGTCAAATGCTTTACCAGAAACTTCATTTATATCATACGGAAATTTATTAATAGTTATAGGAATTTCTTTTGTTGTAGCGCCACAAGTAAAGACTATAACTTTATTCCCATAACTAGTTGGTTTGTAAGCCCAAGACTGTGCTGTTCTATCCACACTAACTGTTGTTGAACTATCAAGCGTTCTAATTTCCTCACTGACACTATAAACAGAAATATTAACATTCGCTGTTTGTGAGGCGGGATTATAAACAAAATAATCCAATGTTAAAGCAGAATATTGTTCTCCATTATCGCCATTATAAGCACAACCAATTACTGGCGCTGTTTCTTCTGAATCTATATACATAATATCAAAATATAATATATCAGAAGTGATTGGAATTTCGTTGACTGTTGCAGTACAATATACCCTTAAAGAATGAGAACCGTGTCCTAAATCTTCTTTTGGAATAATAAGCGATTGAGCAACACCACTTGAAGTGTATGCCTTTGAAAAATAAGGCTCATCCTCATTATCAAGATAAATATATACCGTTTTTTCAATGCCAGAGCCATTAGGTGTAAATCTAAATGTTACATCAGAAGAATATGTAAGTTTATCATCGAATGTAGAACTAATATACATATTGATTGCTCTTACAACCCATGTGGTAGTACCAATAGAACCATTACTATCTGTGATTTTTAATCTTACATTATTCGACCCACTGCTTAAAAATTTTCCGATATTAAAGCTGCAATTTCCTTGTGCTATGGTTTCAGTAGCAACTTTAATATTTGATACATACCAATCGGCGGTACAGTCACCAGTAGCATCGCCAGTTGTATCAAGTGATGAAAAACTATACGATAACTCACAATCATCTCCAAGTAACATAGTTACTGGTGTTCTTGTGATTTTTTCAATAGTAACCGTTGAACCAGTTGCAACACCGCCGCCTCCAGCAGGTAAAGTAACTTGGTCTTGAATATTACCATCGCAATATAATGTTAATACATTAGTTTCTTGGTCAAGTCTAATCATATATTCATGACCATCATTCATACTATTTAAGGTATCTTGAATATCACTAATATTATTTCCATTTGTCTCAACATCTGTAAGTAAATTAGTGATACTGATATTCATATTGTTTACATTTCTTTGTAATTCTTCTATATCTGATTTTATATTAATAGTATCTCCGATATTTATCCAAATTTCTTCATCTTCATTTGAAATGTATCTGTAATGACTATAAACTCCATTAAATAAAATATAGTAATCAGTAAAAGAATTTGCGGTTATTGTATTTAAAAAGCTATCTATTGACTCACTATCACTTCCATTTAAAAATTGAGCAGTAGAACCGCCTACCATACAAAATTGACCGCCAATATATTTATAATATAAACAACCATCAGAATTATGTACAATATAATCAACATCTTCTGAAGGTTGTACAATTTCAGTTAAAGCTCCGACAACTATTGTTGTAGCCGAGCCGAAAACATCCCATTTATATGCAATATTATCTTCATCATCAGAATATTTAATCCATACATATTTATCATATCCATTGCCCGCTTTATTAGGGACAAGATAGAATGTTGATACAGAAGGGCTTTCTACATTAGGGTATCCTTCAGCAGTTAAAGAATCTACAATTTCCCAACTTACTGCCTCATATGTTGAAAGTCTGCCATCCGAATATTCTTTTGCTCTTGCAAATCCGGTTTCTGCACCAGCCTCAATAACTGCCGAAAGTGCATTTTTAAGATTGGAATATGTTTTATCATTGACAATTCTTGCAGCAGAAATTTCAGAATTTATATTTCCAATCGAAGTATTTAAGTCCTCTTTAACTCCATCAGCATATTTTTTTGTAGCATAACTTTCTAAATCAGAGCTTAAAATGATTTTCTCTTTCATATATGTAATGAACTCCTTTCAATTTGTTAAATTAAAAAGGGATAGGCAGAGTTTACCATATCCCTCGTATATTAAATTATTTTTTATATTTACATCAAGATTACAGCTGGTTCTACCGCAAATATAATAGTTCCTTCCAAAAACCATGATTCGGTTTCTAAAGCTTTCACTTTATAAACACCATCATTTTCAGATACAATACCATTCAAATATGCAATATCTTCATTCGGACTTATCATTTCACCCGCTTCGCCATCCCAATATTTTGTACAGTTAAATTTATAATTTAATGGCACAATTACACCTTCTGACCTCATATAAAGATTTACTCCAAGCATCGTAACAACATAATCATCATGATAATCTAAAAGCAAATCACTTACATAGCCTAAAATCTTCTCGTTTGTTGTAATAGAACGAGAAATACTTTTTCTGTATATAGATGCACCAGTGGATAAAACCCCAATTTTATCTATTCCATTTACACTATGAAAAACGGCATTAACTGCATCAACAACACCATATTTACAGGTTGAATAACCTTCGTTACGTTCATAATTGGCACTTTCTAATTTGTCCATAGTAATAGCATTATTCTTCAAATTTGAGTTACCCACAGAATTATCTGCAAGTTTTTCATCTGTAACTGAATTATTAATAATATTATTTGTATTAACAGAATTATCTGCAAGTTTTTCATTTGTAATTGCATTATCTATAATATGATTTGTGGCGATACATCCATTACCAAATGTAGTTGTAAGGTATTTCACAATAGGGTCTGAAATAGTTGCTCCATCCCAATATACCACAAATCCATAGTATTCATCTTCGGTATCTAAAGGCATATAAAGATATAATCCCGATTCTAATCCTTCAAATTCTTCAAACGCTAATTGAGTAACAATACCTTTCGGAGAAGCACTTAAATTTCTTAATGTTTCTTCATCCACTGCTTTAAGTGTCTCATATCCATCATAAATAAGTTCGATAAGTTGCTCGTATGTCGCACTTTCTTTTGAAATAGAGAAGTCTGAACTATTTATACCAGGTCTAATTATCAGTGTTGCTGGACTCGTAGATAATTTATAAACGTTGTCTCCATTATCAAACAATACAAACACTAATTGAAATTTAACTTCTCCTGCTGATATAGTAACATCTCTACCAACTAACCAAGCAAGAGATATAGTTCCATCATCGTTTTCTTTAACTTCACTAATTGTATATACACCAAAAGAGCCATCTGCGTTAACAAAATGAACCTGTGCAGTCTTTTGATATAAATCTCCATTGCCTTGAACATCCGGTTCATCAAAATATCTTGCAACTTTAAACCATACTTTTTCAGAATTATTATCTGCCTCTACTCCAATATATTTTAATTCTTCTGGTATGGTAATTGTTCTTGTATCTAAATCAACAACTAAAGGATGTTCTTTTATGCTTTCCATTGCCATATATAATCACCTCTTTATTCGTCAAGATTTTTTAATACAACTCCACTACCCGTATATCCATCAATGTAGTAAAATACTGGCATAAACATATAATTTTTTCCGCCATTATCATCATCAATATGTGTGAATATTAATCTGTTATAATATGCATTACTATTTTCATATGATTCCTTAAATGGAACAATTTCATAATATGATGAGTCATTAATTGGCAAAAACATTAATGTATTATAGTTACTTGATTGCATATATCCAAAAACAACATAATCATCATAAAATCCACAAGGATAAATATATTCATCTGACGAATTATCTGGAATAACTTTTGTTACTTTAAATGTTGCTTTGCTACTTGAATTTGAATATAATGAAAACTTATAACCGCCAGTATATGTTGTATTTCCAACAGTTGCAATATTAATACCTCTTTGATAAAAATAATATTGACCATTATAAAATCCCGTTGGTAAACTAACGCTTAATTGTTTTCTAGTTGACCCATCCCATACAAATTGAATATTATATTCAGAATAATAACTACTGTAATTGGTTCTTGGATTGCATATTACACAAACCTTGTCTCCAACTAAAATGGATAACGAAACTCTAAAATAACTGGTTGAAGTTGAATATACTGGTGTTGTTCCAGAAACAACATAATAATTTGAATCTTGTGCAATATCGTATATGTATAAACTTGAAATAGAAGATGCATAACTTGCATCTCCATGTTTAACCTTGAAAATTCCATATCCACTACCTCCGATTCCCCAAAGATAGCTATAAATATCATCACCATCTACATATGTTCCAATATACCACTGATATGTTATAGACGAATTATTCGTTTTCATACTGTATTTGGTGATATTACCATTAATAGGATTAATTTCTATAACATATTGATTCGCACAATCATATTCAAAAATTCTTCCTTCTTGTGTAATGGTTTTTCTATAATTATATCTATTTGGGTATGAGCTTGAATATGGATAAGCATAATTTGAATATAAATATTTAAAAATATCACTATTTGGGTCATTAAAAATATCTGTATTCTTATATCTAAAAGCATTTTGAATACCATACTGTTTTTTGGTAATTCTTTCAGATATATCAGCTGCATTTTGAGAAATTGAATTAGACAATGTTGTTAGTGTACTAGCAAGTTTGGTTTTAAAACTTCCCCAAACATTTGACATTTCTACGCCATCTAACCAATTAGCCATATATATCTGCCTCCTTTCTAAAACTTAACTCCAATGTAAGCATTACTCATATTGGATTTATTATAAAAAATTTTCACTTTATTTCCTTCGGCAAGAATACTACCACTTAAATTTGGTAATGAAGTTAATGTGTTAAAGGCTAATTCTACATCCGCAGATGTAGTACCTATTACATTTCCACTACTGTCTGTAGTTTGTACAGGATTTCTTACAATTCCTTCATAAGAAAACTCAACATTTGCTGAATTTAATTGTTTACTAAATTTTTCTTCGATACGTTGATAAATAATATCAACTAATTCGTCAAGCAAAGAACTATTTATATTACTCATCAAAAACTCACCTCATTTATACTACTTACACTCATTTTCATAACCATTTCAGAAGATATTTCAATAGAATTAATGACAAATTTTTCATTATCAATTCCAGACCTTGAATCTGTCAAAAATACTAGATAATTACATTCAAGATGCGGTATATAAATGCTATCAAACTTCATTTGAATTCCCAATCTACCTTGTTTAATCATTTCATATTTTGCTCTCGTCTTACAATATGTATCTCCGATAAGATTAGAATCTTCTATATAAAGAGGGGAGGGGGTAGTCATATAAATATTCATTTGAGATTGTGGGTTTTCGTTTATAACAGTTGCCTTATATTGTCTACCATTCTCAATACTTCCCGCAACAATAATTTGATTTACGAGTTCTGAAAATTTAATATCATATACTGGCTTTGTATGTTGATTTTTATTATCTTCATAATTCCATAAAATAGATTTATTATCCAAATCATCATTAGTTGTGGCTCCAGGAGTTAAAACCAAGTTGCCAGATGTATTGTAACAAACATCACAAGAAATCATATCTGCAAGTTCTATAATTATATCTCCAATTGTACAATTCTCATCGGTTGTAATTGTATAAGGTGTAACCTCTGTGATATACATAAATGGGAATACAATAGGCTTTTTATCAAAAACTTTATCAGGTATTTCAATAAATCTTTTTCCATTAAATCTGTATGTTTTAGAAGAAACAGTATAGGAATGCCCTTCAATAATTTCCACAAATGTTCTTTTAGCGGTACAATAATAATATGTACCAGTTGATGTTACTTTGTACACATATCCAACCGTTCCAGAAGTTGGAATTGAGCTTATTGTTTGTATATTACTTGTACTCATGTTCGGTAAAGAAGATAAAGTTGTTGTAACCCCAATATCATCTCTTTTTAAATTTAAGCATAATTCTATTGCTGCTTTAATTGTAGTTCCGACAGGAATATTAAAACTGCTTGCCCTCTTTCCTGAAACGGTTCCGTCAAGCATCGCAAACTTATCATATATAGGAACACCAACAGTACCTTTTTCGTAATTCATTGAAATATCTCCGCAAACAAAAATACCACAATCTTTCCAAAATATAATTTGATTGTGATATATACCTATTTCAATTTTAAATTTTGTACCTTTCCAAATTGTTTGCTTAACAGGACTTGGATTCCATTCTCCTTTATAATTCATCAATGTGATATTGCCGGTTCTAGTCATCCCTTGCTCATATGTAAACGATAAATTCCATTCTAAGACATATTCACTAATATCTTTATTTAATGTTTCATCTTCATTTAATATATATACTCTTACAGCTTTTTGGCTCAAAGGTGATTTAATAGCCATATTATATTCAGAGCCACAAAGACTGTATATATCATTTGAAACTAACGGTACTTCATTTTCAACATTTGAAAATACCTCATATTCATTATTGCCATTTAAAACATATAATGTCGTACCACTTAATATAGCCAAAAAAATCACCTCCTTAAATATTTTCTATTGCATATACTGCTATATTGTCGCTATCATCTAACTGTGTAAAATTAAATGATATTGTTGTTTGTAATTCTCCAAATTTGTCATCACTATCATATGAAGCATCGGTTATTTCGCAAGGTATAATGTGTCCTTTAATATCTCTCAATAATTTTAATTTACCATTATTACAAAATTTTCTCCATTGTCTTAATTTATTAATATCATCATTCTGATAATTAATTTCACAATCTACATTTCCTATAAGACATTTAACATTTCCGGTCAAATAATCAGTTTCACCAACATATGTTTTAGGGAATTTTCCTAATCCACTTGTAATAGATTTATCGTCATTTATTGAAAATGTTCCACCTTCAACATCAACATAGAAATTCCAAATATTATCTGCGTCAACAATATATGAGTTTTCTTCATTGGTTGGAGTAAGGCTAATAATACTCCAAGAATCAAAATTCGTTTCTATACTATCTGTCAAAATAGGCTCTCCTAATATTTTATTTCCATTTTTCATATATATAGGAGTAATAAAATACTGATAGTTTGCTCTGCTACCAATGTTGAAATCTTTAATATTTGTTATGGTCGAATCTACTTCTGCAACTTTATAACGAACATCTTCATCTAATCTTTGACGGTGAATTAAATAACCATAAACAGTTTCGGAAATATTACTTGCATTTAAAGTATTCATAAATGTAGCTAATGTAACCGTGGTGTTATCCCAAGAAGGAGAGTATATTCCTTTTTCGGTTAAACTGCTAATGTCAGTTGCTGTCAGAGTAGCTTTCTTGCTCCACACATAATTAATGTCGCAATTACCATAAACTTTTAGTGTTGAAAATGCCATTACTCACTCACCACCGTTTCATTATATTTTTTGCTACGATATACAACAGCATTGTCATTCAAAATACCAATTATCCACCAATACTTGTTTGTTGTATCATTACTTAATAATACGTTATTATCAGATATTTCATCAGTATCATTAAGTATATATAAAGTATCATCATCAATTTTTGATGTGGCACTACTTTCATCAGTGACTACTGTTTCAGATTTGTATATAGCAGATGTTAATTTTAAAAATTCACTAACATACATTTTTGAAGATACACCAAATTTATAATAAAAACCGGCACCCATATTACTACGTGCGATACCTATTGGCATATTTTCATCTTCTGTATCTGTATAAATCAAATCTGTTCTGTTTGAGTGGGTTATTGAATTAGGAATATCATGTCCAACAAAGATTATATTTGCCAAAGCATTTGGGTCTGATTTTTCAATAATTATTCCTTCGTATGCTTCATGACCATGCCAATGTATGATTTGATTTGTGTCATCTAATTCAAGTGGAACTCCAGCTGTCTGTTCATTCCAATATACTATCTGATTTTTTGGAATGCACGCAGCATTATTACTTCCGTCTGCGGGAATTTCACCTGTATCACTCAATATGTATTTATCAAATGTTATATTTTCTTCATCCTCATCGCACTTACCAACAATACTAATATTGTAAGAATAGTCAATAGACACAAATTCTTTATCAATATCTATATCTACAACAGGATTTATGGGGGCAGAGAAGTAGTCATACACTACATTCAAATCATAAATATATTTTGTTTGAGTTTTGTCATCATCTAGTATTAAAAGTTCAAGTTTATATTCGTTTCCACTTATCAACGAATCATATTCAAATATAATATTAGACGAAACTACATTTCCTGTTGTATAAACTATATCGTTTCCTAAATAAAGATTAAAACAATAATAAGCCGGTAAAATATTTTGTGCTTGTGAATAAGTAGCTTGGATATATATATTACCTGAATTAATGTTATTAATATTTGAAGTTGATATTTCAACATCATTATTAAATAATTCAATATGTGCCTTATCTCTCACTTTAAAATAATAATCACAGCTTGTTATTGCATTATCATGATTATCATATAATGTTATATTCCATATATAATCTCCATATTTTTTATCTTCATCTTCTGTTTCAGAATTTTCTTGTGATTTATCTAATATATAGTTTGCTGGAATAGGGATTTTTAACATAGTATCATTTTTATATGTTCCATAAAGCGGTAATTGTAAATTATCAATTAATATAGATGTATCTATCTGTGAACTTGTCCCTGTATATTGTAATCCAGCCTCATCCTCGGTAACTGTTAATACAGATTTACCAGTTGTACTATTCATATCCACTATCCTTAAAATATATTTAGAAATAATATCTCTTGGATTTATTACACAAACAAATATATTATCAACTGTTGAGTCGATTGTTTCCAAATATGGAGTAGGAGACATAGGTTGATATGGCATATTATTTCATCTCCCATCTTTAAGTTGTTCTTTTTGAAGAGTCTACTATCACCAACATTTTCATAGCAGGAGCTACTTCCTCATGCATATATCCATTGCCACCTGCATCTTCATAATCTTGAAACAATGCCCAGAATGTTTCTGATTCAACACGTGTCCATGTTCCTGATGGATTTGTATTTGGATTAGTGTAGTATCTATAATTTTGTAAAAGACAATCTCTTAATTTATTCTTTTCTCTACGTTGAGTAATCTCCTCCATATCGGCAAGTCGTTCTGCTGTCTGTTTTTGTGTTTCTCTTAATCCTTCTTGGGATTCTCGTAATCCTTTAATGTCACTTTCTAATTTTTTTTGAATTTCAATACTTTGTTGACGATATTCTGGATATTTACGAACTGCATCAAGAGCTTCTTTTAATTGTTCATCTCGTTTCTTTTCTGACTCATGGATTTTTATTAAATGGTCTTTAACTTTTTTATATATTAAATATAAAAAGAAGGCAGCGAGTATCAATTCTATAACATTCAGAATAGTTATATCGCCAAAAAGCTTTACGAATTCATCGAAACCGTTCAATTATATCACTCCATTCGTTAGATAAAGAAAGGAGTTGGAATAATACCAACACCTTTCCTTAAAATTATGTATTATTTACTTTTTTGTTTGTTTTGTACTTTCAGCACTTTTATTCTTTTCGATAATAGTCCTCAATTCTTCTAAGGCATTATCAATTTCTTTATCAATCCATTCAACAAGGTCTTTTTGGTCTGTTACTTTTGAAAGGATAGGATATTTTTCAAAAATATCTTGAATTACTTGTGAACGTTTGATACTGCCGGCTTGTTTCCATTCATTATAATCTAATTCTGCGTCAGAGATTAATTTAAGAATAGTTTCACTTACCTGTGTTTTTGCAATTTCAATCTTTTCATCATCAGTTAAATTAATATAATTCTTAATCTTTTTTGCCAAAGCGATAATTAAACCGATAATAACAATAATTGTAGTCCAATTATCATTAATCAACGAAAGAAAATTTTGAATACCTTCTAAAAAAATCATTAAAAAACCTCCTTAACCACAAGCATTTTCTTCATCTTTGATTGAGGTGTCAACATTTATATTTGCCATTGTGGATTCATATACAATTCCACCTCTTGTGTTTTCCGCCTTACTCTTACTATAATATCCCCAAATAACAGGGGTAAGAGCAACCGGAATTCCGATTAACGCATATAATGCACTTATATTTTTTGTTTCCCACATAACCCATTCTACAAATACAACAATTTGGATGCATAATATAATCATGCCAAACAATACAAGTTTACTTGTAGATGGAAATTTAAACCCTCGTTTTATCTTTGCATCTTTCAAAGCCTGTTTTCTTTCGTAGGATTCATTTCTCTTTTCAATTTTTCTCAATTTCTGTTTATATTCTCTTTCAGTCATTTCAAACATTTTATATCATCCTTTTCATGTATAGAAAAAATATATACAATAAAAATAGTGTTTTGTTAAAAAAGAGCCTTGAAATCAAAATCAAAGCTCTTTTCTCATATATCGCTATTTCTTCTTTTTGAATTCATTAATCAATCTTCTTGTAAACTCATCAAAGTTTGCGGGATTATTAATGGTAATATGAGCATCTCCAAAAGATGTATCATTAGAATCATAGTAATTTTGCATTGTCTGCAATAATTCGGGAGTTTCCGAAACCTTATTACCAGATTTTAATATACTTTTATTTAGATAGTTATGACTGGATTGATTTGCTAAATCGTGTAGTATTTTTGTCTGTTCGGCTGTAAATACAACTTCGCCACCAGAAAAGTTATGGAATTTACCATCAGTAGTGATGTAGGTTTCGCCACCGTTTTCATCTACTTCGTGCCAACCCTTTGTGGCATTCATAGTACCGGATGCATAACCCATCTTTTTCTTAACATCACTTAGACTTTCCTTCTTATAACTCAAACCTTCGCCATCAATTTTAGCATTTCTCTTTTCGAGATATTTTTGCGCGCTCGCATCATCGCCTCTTGAAATAGCACTTTGAGCTTGTGCCATATAATCAATACTACTATCATAAGTAACTCTTGAAGATGAGTTGCCACCGCTACCATAACTATATCCTTTATTTTGGAAATTAGATGATGTGGTCTGTTTAGTAGAAGAAGCAGAACTAATAGCAACATTTCCTAGTTTTGCAACCATTGAATCTATGGCGGCACTAAAACTAGCAACATTGTTTCTTCTTAATTTGTCAATATCAATTCCTAAATTTTTGATAGGATTTTCAATATCATCAATGGCTTTTTTGACATCATCAACAGTATCTCCGAGTTCTTCAACAAGTTTGTTATTTCTTTCTTGTTCATCAGCAAAATCATCAATATTTTCTTGCATTCTATTAAGATTAATCTGTTGATTTTTCTCATCAAGAGCTTTCTGATACTCATATTCTGCATCTGAAAGGGCTTCGGTTGCGGCACGAACTTTATCTGTATCAGCAACCCATTCCCATTCAAGTTTTCCGTTTCGTTCAACTAATTGACGGATATTTCTTTCTGCAAGAACATTATTTAATTCTGTCTGCTTTTTAGTTACTTCAAGTTCAGCTTGTGCAATAGCTAATTCTTGCATCTTCAACTCAACTTGTCTTTCATATTCGGCAGTTATATTTTCAATAAGATATTCTTGACCATTTGCATAAGCATTTTTAATTTGTCTATTGAAATTTTTAGTTAAGAGTGAAATATCTTCATCAATATCGCCAATAACTTTTGATACAGCAGTGTAATCTTCCTCATTATAAATTAGGCTATATTCATAATCACTTAAATAAGATTTTGAAATTCTTGAATCGGCAATGGCTTTATCTGCTTCATGTTGTGCTTCGGTTAATTTGTTAATAGCATCATATTGTTTTGATTTTACATCAAGTAATGCCTGTTCCTTTACAATTTGATTATCTATTTCTTCATTGATTTCACCGATTTTATCAGCATAATCATTATATATCTTATCCATTGTAGATAAGACTGTATCTCTATAATTTTGATATTGCTCTAAATATGCTTCTTGCCATTCTTCTTCACTTTCAAACAAAGACCTATAATAATCTGATTGCATCCAAGCAAGAATTCTTTCCCTTGCCTTAATTTCGTTATCGCCATTTTCCCAGCCAAGAAGTTTACTTCTTTCAATATAATCGTCCGAGAGTTCTAAACGTCTATCAAAAATTTCTCTCAAAGAGTCATTTTTGTTTTCTTCGGCATCCCACCACTGTTTCTGGAGGTCTTGAATTTCTTCTGAATCTTCTGCATATCCCAAAGCTCTTAAAGCTTCGGCTTCTTCGTGAAGTTTATTTTGAATATTTGTATATTTCGATACAATAGTGCCACTAAATTCTTCTGCCGAGCCATCATCGTAAACTGTAACGAAATCCTTTAAATGCTTTTTAGCAAGTTCAATAGTGTTTTCAATAGATGATACAGCTTTTTCATATACATCAGTAATTGTTTTAAGAATATTTTCTTCGGCATCCCACCAAAGTTCTTGTAACTCCTGAATGGTTTCAGAGTTGTCATCCAAACCATTATTTCTATATTCTTCTGCCTTTGCATGAACTTTTTCCTGTATATCACGATAATAGGCGATAATTTGGTCTGATGGTTTTTTAGTTAAGAAATATTCATCATGCAATTTATGAATTCTATTTGCGAATTGTTCAGCTTGTGTAATAGAATCTTCTCCAGTAAACATACCCATATTAATGTCTACATCAATAGGGTTTCCAATAAGCAACTCATTTGCATAATGTTCTAATTGCTCTGGAGATAAAACTTCACCATTTGGCAGAATGGGAGTAACAACAATGGTTTTTGAACCATCTTCATTAGAAAACGAAGATGAAAATACAGTTGCAATTTCTCCATCAACAACATCTTGCCAACCTGCATTTTTTAGTTTAGAAGTATCAACCTTTGGTCTAATAGTAAAATCAATTTTACCATCTCCATTATAAGAAAGAAGTTCCTTATATATATTTTCGATATTTTGTAAATATGTGTCATCAACTAAACCAATTTTTGAATTTTGATTATTTATTAAAGTTATCTTATGTTCAATATCATTAATATAATCATCAAATAAACTTTTGGATTTTTCGTAAACTTCTTCTTTATATTTATAATATTCCTCTAATTCTATTTGCCCTGTATCATAGGCATTTTGGTAAGAACTTTTTAACCAATCAAAATATTCTTTGTCAGTCTCTTTTTCAGTATTAACCAAATGTTGATGATAATCATAATCAAGTTCAAATTGAGATTTTTCAGATTTATCAGTTGAGGTACTTACAGGTTTAATGTCAACATTTCCTTCAGAAAATGCTCGTCCTCTACGTTTTCCATGTGTAATTTTGCCTTTTTCAAAAATTTGTTTTGTTTGCTCGGCATTAAAAATTATATCATCTTTACGATATGTGAAAAATTCAGCAGAATCAGAACCAATAGTAAAGAATTTTCCATCTCTTACAACAAGTTCTTCTCCTAATTCTCCACCTAATGCGATTCCGGAACCTTTTTTGCCCCAATTTCCATGTTTAACATTTCCGCCGGCAAAAGCAGTACCATCAGCGTGAGCAGTACCATCAACATCTCCACCGCCGAATACTTTTGCAACAACGCTAACAACCTTACTTTTTATACTATCTATAAGACCTTTTAAGCCTTGTAGCGCACTTTCTCCAGAGGTTGTTGCAGATACAGTAACAGCTTTAGAGTTTGTGTTTTCAATGGCACTATCTAAATTTTCAACATCGCCGGTACCGGTAACGTTAGCATTCACATTCGCTGTCTTATCAGGAACTGCATTAATCGCTCCGGTAGTTAAATTAATTGTCGCAATAGCGTCTCCGTTTTCAGCACGAAGTGTAGCAGTGCCGGCTTTAGCATCATAATCTGAAATGGCAAAATTTGTTTCGCCTATCTTTGCCATTACTGGTGTGTTATCTGCCGAAAGGGTTACATAACATTCTTGTCCGTTAAGTTCCGCTAAATCTCCTTTTAGCCCTTCGATAGCACCAAGGTTTTCAACATCAGCATAAACATTAAATTTAATATTGCCCTCTTTATCTAATACCTGTATTTCTTTTGTTAGTGTATTTATAACCTCAAGGTTTCCTTCGGCATCTATATGAAAAACGATATCTTTATCTTTTTTTAATTTTGCTATGGCATTTCCAGCCTCGTTTAAAACCTCGGCATCACCATTAACATCAATATTGAACGAGATGTTATCGTAGTTGCGTAATTCATCAATAGAGTGTGCGTATTCATCAATTCCGGATGTTCCGCTGTATGTGGCTTTTATTTCAATGATTTTCGATTCAGGTAAAAGTTCAATTTTTCCATTTACTAAATCAATCGTACCTATAGTGTTCCCGTCTTCTGCATACAAAGTTGCTGTACCGGTTGACTCATCATAGTCTTGTAGAGTGTATGAAACATCATCAATCACTGCTCTCGCTGGAGAACCATCAGCATTAAAGGTAATCTTACAGTCTTTATTATTAAGAGCCTCTACTTTATCGGTGTAGTCGTCAATGTCATCACCGTCAACTTCTGTGTTAACTTTGACATTAAGGGTTTTATCTCCGCCGCCCCAAACATCATTGATTTGTTTGGTGAAATTTGTAATAACTGAAACTTCGCCTGTATCCACATTGATTTTAACTTCTTTGTCTTCGGGGATTAATCCTATTTGATGAGCAAAATTTGAGAGCTGTTCTTCTTTTTGCTCAAGCCCCATATCATCGGTAAACAAACCTTCGTATTCATATAAGCCTTTGGCGCTATTTAAGAATTTGTTAATACCCACATCGCCGGCGGCAATTACATCCTGAAGGGAATTAAATCCGGAAGCATATATGGAGGTGCCTTCGATTGCGTTCTTTACAAAATCCTGAACACCTTCTGACTCGCCCAAATCTCTCATATCCTTATATACGGCATTGATTGAATCACCAGTCACTTGTGTTGCTTCTGTAAATCCTCGCTTTAAAAGAGCAGCACCTCGTACTGCATTTTCTGAAGTTTCTCCGATAGTTTCTTTAAAACCAATGTAATCATTTACTACGCTGTCTAATTTACCATCTTGAATTGCTTGGTTTAAATCGAGAGTACCCTGTTTTGCAATGGCAAACTTTTGTGATATGTAGTCGGTATTCATACCGACTTCTTTGAGCTTTTTTCCATAATCCTCGAAGAAGCCAATGTCCGTTCTTTCTCCATAAGAGTTGCCGGAAAGAACATCGCTTGCTAATGTCTGGGCTAAAATGTCAGTTCCGTCTCTGACTGCTTTTTCAAAATTTTCAACCGTGGTTTCATCTTTCTGAATTGTTCCTGTTTTTTTATCATTAATCAGTTTGCTGATTTCATTACCAATCACCAAGGCATCTGCACCGAACATCATATCATAATATTCGTGAACCAAATCACCATAACCCATTTTTTCAATATTAGCATAAATCTCTTTTGCATCTTGTTTGAGCTTATACTCTTGAGATGCTCTCAGGTCGAGGTCTGTGATACTATCAAGCCGTCCGTAATTACTTCCGAGGGATTGTATATCTCCAAGTATTTGTGTTAAATCTGTGTACCTTTGCTTATCAGAAGACAATCTCTTTTTTGCATTGCTATAATCAGTGGCATCTAATTTAGAAAAATAGTCTTCAACATCACTAATCATTTCTCCACGTTCTGTAACAGATAATAGGTTGATTGTCTTTTTAAGCTCACCCGTATTTGCCTCAATATTGAGTTCATACTTATCATTGACCAATGCTGCAATTTCTTCAAGTCTTGCTTTAGCACTATCAATTTGTTCTTGTGTGCTTGAAGGTGTGTTGATTATTAACTCCAGAGCCTTCACTTCTGACATTAAATTGTTTAGTTCCACAATTCTATCAGAGTGTTCCTTTATCTGTTCTGTATCCTCAGCTAAGGTCGCGCCTATTTTTAAATCATCTGAATGTTTCTTTGTTTTGTATATTGCAACACCAATTGCAGTTATAGCTGCAACAGCTGCTAAAGCTGGAACAGGAATTGCACCAAGAACACTAACTAATCCGCCTAATCCTTTCGCTCCGATGAATTTTTTCAAACCAAAAGCGCCAGCACCAGCTAAAACTGTTCCGAAACTTCCTAAAGCATTTACTACTGCATCTACACCGTTTACAATTCCCCTAAGTGCATCTACTCCAAACTTTACAAAATCCGCACTTAAAAAGTCTTGTGATAATCCTTCCCAGGCTGCTTTTAACTGCAACTGTTTTGCTTCTACAGAATCTAACCACTTTTCATGTTCTTTCATTGCAGAACCATCTGAACCCATAGATACTGCAAGTGCTTCTCTAGCCTCATCAAAGTTATTCATCAATGAAGCCATTACATTACCTTGGTGTTTACCAGCTAATAATTCAATAATACTTGCTTGTTGAATATCAGTAAGTCCGCCCCATTTTTGAGCTAATTCATCTAATATCTGATATGTAGACTTAAATTCATCTTTATTTTTCATTATGTCTACACCAGACAAAGCTTTTATCTCTTTTTGGAGTTTGGCTGTAGATTCAGCCATACCTTCGGTAGATTCTCCAGCTTCTTCCAGTTCTGTCTTTGCACCTCTGATACGCATTGAAATTGTTTTAAATGCAGTACCGACTTTTTCAGGATTTTGTACAACCGTGTTTGCAGCAGTTATTAAGGCAATTGTTTCATCAATAGTATTTCCGGCAGCTGCCATTGAAGAAGCGGAACGCTTCATCGCTTCACCTATACCACCAGATGAAATTGCAAAATTGTTACCAACTTCATTGAATTTATCTACTATACTAATTGAATCATTAGCGTTAATATTAAATGCCTTCATAGTAGAAATAATACTTTCGGTTGCTACATCGACATTTTCAATTTCGTCACCAACAACCGCATAAATATTTGCTACTTCTGCAAGCTTTTGTGATTCTTCAAAATTATATCCAAGTCGTGCAAAATCGGCGGTAGAAGATACTAACCCAGTAATAGTTGTACCTATCTCTTGCGCCTTTTTATTTGTTCCCTTTAAAAATGTGTTATAAGATTCATCAGTTTCATTAGTAACCTTTTTAAGCTCAACCATTGCTGAATCTATATTAACAACATTTTGGTACATATCCTTTAAACCACGAATAGCTGTATAAAAAACAGTTGATGCAGATATGTATTTTCCAATACTTGCAAATGAGTCCTTAAATGTAGAACCCCATGTCTTTCCAGTTTTTCCGGAAGCAACGGCGGCTTGCACTGTAGAATTAAATTCTTGTTCTATAGCATTTACCGATGATATGGGAACCGGTGAACCAGAACCAGCTAATGCTGCTAACTTAGCTCTTAATTCGTCTAAGCTTTTTCCATAGGTTTTTGCAGCTTTTGTGTTCTTTTCCATCCAAGTAGCTATCTTATTATCTAATGTAGATATTTGTAAACTGCTTGCGAATGTTTCACTTTCAGAGGAAATTGTCGAAAGACCATTTTTAATTTTTTTCAGTGTAGCATTGAATTTATCGTAGTTTGCGACTAATTCATCAACATCACTTGAATTTCCCAATTTAGCTTGTAATTGATTTAATGCTTCAATATCAGCTTTAACTTCTGTAAGTTTACTATGTCCGGTTGTCGCTAATCTTTCATACTCTTTAGTAACTTTAGCAATAGAAGAAGAAAGTGAGCCATCAGACACTTTGACATTAATAGCCTCAACTAATCTTCTCTTTGTGTCTTGTGCTTTTGCATCCAATTGTGATAATTGGTTTTGCATATCTTTTAAAGAGTTGCTTAATTGAGATGACTGAACACCGTCAATTTTACCTTTTAAAGACGTTTTTAATCTATTATATTGAGATTCTAAATCTTTAAATTGTGCTGTAAGCTGTGAGATTTCAGCAGCATTTTTTGATGCATCTAGTCCATTAATTTTTAATTGGATTTTTCCCATTTGACTGACGATTTCTTTAAGTCTCATAAAACTTCTTTCAAGTTTTTCAACACCTTTTGCATCAGCAGCTTTAGCATTTAAAGTGGCAATTTTGGCAGTTGCATTATCAAAACCTTTTGCCAAATTATCTAATTGAGATGTAGAAAGCTTTCTGCCAACAGTAGAATGCAAATTATTATAATCAGTCATAAGCCTATTTAACTGACCGCTTAATGCTGATATTTGTGCTTTGTCTTTATTTGCATCTAATCCTGCAAGTTTAACCCTTGTTGAATTTATCCTTTTCTGCAAGCTAAGTAAATCACTATAAGCAGATTTAACATGATTAATTTCTTTTGCAGCAGATGTATCAACAGTGATTACAAACTTTCTTTTTGAAATCATAGATTCCAATTGAGATAATTGAGATGGTATTTTAGAAGTGTCTAATTGGGCGGTGACTTTCGCTGTAAAATCTGACATTTATTTTCCTCCTTTCTTGGTTATTTATTGCATAAAAAAATTGCCCTTTCAGGCAATAATAAAATAGGTTTTTTATTAAATTCGTACATTTATTACAACTCCTGCAAAGAGGATTGTTTTACTTGTTTAATACCTTCAGCACCAAAATATTTTTCAAATTGTGCTTCTGCGGTTTGGTCATTATATAAATGAACCATATCTGCTGATTCCCAACCTACAATATCTTGAATAACACTATCAGGCAGATTAGATTCAGATAATTTAGTTGTAAAATAATGCCTTAGACTATGCCAATAAAAAGATTTATTTAACATTCTTGAAAATGTTCTAGCCCAAGAATCCAATAATACAACATCTGTTTGTTCATCTAACCATTCTCCGTCTTTATATTTAGGGAATAACCATTCACTTGTTATACCAAGTTCTTTTCTTTGAGCCAACCATAAATCTAAATATGGTTGAAATGGTTTTGCAAGTGTATATACATCAAGTAATTTTCCTCTTGAACCTCTACCTTTTGTCATCATTTTCTCCGGAGTTTTATATAATGCTCCTTCGCATATCAAATTTTCTTTATCAAAATATGAAACTTTAAATCTCGGTAATTCAGCTTTACGTCTGCCGCTATTAATAGCTAACGATAAAGCACAAGCTTTCATATATTGTCTTTTTTCAACGAGCGTATTAAGCAATGGTATTAAATCATCTTCTTGAAAGACTGTTTTTACTCTAACAGCTGTATCTGCCGGAGATTCTATTTTTCTTACAATAGGTTTATATCCTTCAAATTCATCATCTAAAATATTTTCTATGTAATTACTTAGAGAAGAAATAGTGGCTTTAACAGTTCTAATTCTTTTTGGAGACCATTGCCAAACATTAATAGCATGGCTCTGAAACTTTGAAATTTCACGTTTAGTTAATTCTACAAAAAACTTATTGTTATTAAATTCCAAATTCCAACACCAAAAAACATGAAGATTTGCTTTATATTGCTTAATAGTTCCTTTTGACCTATCTATAGAAGTTAAATATTCTAAAAAATCATTTTCTAATTCTATATTTTCTGGATTAACCTGTTTTAACTTATCTTCGGAAGTAATATCATTATATACAGTAGTTCTTCCTTCTTTTTGATTAGCCATAAAATCACTTCCTTTGTTATTTAACGAAAGAATCTTTTCATAGTTTTCTCAAAAGTCTTTTTCATTCTCTTTTCGGAATTCGCCCAAAATTTAGGTTTACCCAAAATTCCTGCTGTGTGTGCTTCCGCATTTGTTAAAACATCACTCATACTAAATGTACCAGTTCTATATCCACGTGACTTATCCAAATATGCATCAAATGATATTTGTGTACCACCAACCGATAGGGGAGAAACTTTAGGCGTACTTCCCAAAGTTCCGGTTCTTTTATACATTTTTGGACTACCTTGTGAGTAAAAGGCGGCTGTTTCTTTTTGCATATCTGCAAGCATTAAAGAAGAAGCCTCACTCATTGCCGCTTGCAACTGGTTCATTAGCATACGATTGAGTTCACTCATATTCGTAGCAACCATTTACAAACTCTCCTATACAAAATTAATCTTCTTCTGACTTTTCAATTGCAACAACATCTTTAAAACGCTGTGATTGTGCATAAGCTTCAACAATTGTTTCTGAATTAATTTGATTGTTTGACATTTTATTTGCTATATCAACTATAGTATTTAGTGTGTCTCCGCTAACTGTTGAATTAAATGATTCAACAAAATTCATAACTGCCTTATAAATAATATCAACTGTGTTTTCTAAGGAAGTTTTCTTATATTCAACAATATCTAAAGCTTGTCTATACGCATTTCCAAAATTAAAGTCCATACCTTTGACCATTAAGGCAGAATTGAAAGCGTCTATAAAATCTTTATCCGCAACAATTTCTTTCATATCAGTCGCATCGAAAATATCATGTCCGTATTCTTCGTCATACTTACTTTCTTTTACACATAAGTTGTAGAAAATTCTCATTGCATTTAAAATACCAATATGCGGCTGATACTTTCCGTCAATATTAAAATATTCAAGTGCAATATCATTTACTGTTTGCAAATATTCAAACATTTCTAATTCAGTATTTATTACCATTTGTTTATTTTCCATAAATATAATCCTCCAATATTCTTATTTTTTAAATCAAACTAATTCTTTCTCATTTCAGCCATAAAATAATCTAAATCATAGGTAAATCGTGTTCTTGCCTTTTTTTGTGGGATGACAAAATAGGAAATATTATTATCTTCCAAATCTTTTAATGTAAAGCTTTTTTTATTAATTGCAACCATAATCTTATTAAAATTTTCAATTGTAATAAAAATAGTTTTTTCTAAGGCTCTAAATTCGATAATAAATCCAGCAATAATTCCATCATATTTTTGCCAATCATTTAAACCTTTTATTTGATGGCTATGTATTTCTCCGTGTTCATCTTTTGTGCGTTCAAAAGAAATTGATTTTCCTAATACCGTTTTAGCTTCGAGTGCAAATAATATATGTCCAACTGAATCCCATAATAAAAAATCAAAAGGGTTTTTGGCACTGAATCTTAATAAATTACTACCACCAAAAGACTGTGCGGCATCCGGTAAACGGTAGAGTAGGGAGTAGTGGGGCGCAGACTTTTTTAGTTGTTCTTCAAAAATCTTTCCTACATTTTTCATTTTTTATATCAACCTTTATTTTAGTCGGTTATTCATCCATCTTTTATAAACAAAATTTGTTTCATTCTTTAAGAACCAAGCTGTAATTTGCCCTGGCTTTCCTTCTTTTTCCCATACAAATTTTGGCTGACAGCCATAACGAGTGTAAAAAATGATTTGTTTAAGACAATCAATGGGAATAAGATTTTCTCTGCCATAACAATCAATAGCTTCATCTAAAGAAATAAAATTGATATTTTTCATTTTTACTTTCTCCAATCTGTATTGAGCGCAAAAATAAAGGGAGAATGATAAATAACAAAAAAGTATTGTAAATATCAATCTCCCTTAATTTTAAACTACAATACAACTAAATGTTATTTTCTTCATTTTCAAACTTATCAGTATTTTTAACTTCTAAATTTTCTCTAATCTCAATAGTTGTTTTCTTATTTCCGCTTTTCTTTTTTTCTTTAAAAGCAGGTTCTTCAATTTTTGTATCATCATCAACAATGAAATATTTACCGTCATCAAAACATACTTTTAACATTGTTGCTTCTTTGTTTATTGCCGGAAACTGAATATGTTTATCGCCAAATAGTACAACGGTTACTAATTCATTATTGAGAGTAACTAAACATTCTTGAATCATATTTAATTACACTCCTAACTTTAAAAGTTTATTATTCAGCATCCTCTGTTAATTCAACCATGTCAAATACATTGCCATCTTTGTCCTCTAATAAGTCAAAGTTCAATGTTACAGTTGCAGGGTCTCCTTCAGATGAGAAAGAAAGACTAAAATCTCTCTTAATAGCCGCTCTATATGCAGTCATTACGAAAGGTGTTAAAACATCATTTTCGTCTTTGTCAAGAGTTTTTTGTGTAATGTAATAATCTTTAGGCAACTTTTTATTGTTAAATGTAATCTTCTTTACACCCGTTCTGTTAATAACATAACCAATAGTGTAAGAAGCGTCACTTTTAATATCTTCACTTGTTGTCGCAGTGAATGTATTGTCGGCAAAAGTACCCTCAATTAATGCTGTTTCGTTACCGAACTCATCTTCTGGATATACGAATACTGTGCCAGCTTCGATAGTTCCACCAGTTGGGACTTCAACAGTTAAAGAACCAGCGGCTGTTGCTTTGATTGTTTGTTTATCTGCATATGCAGCAGTTGTTTCAATCACACCATCAGAAAGCAATGCAAAGAATTTAAAAGGATATACCTGTGCTTCGATAGACATTGTACCATCAAGTGGATTAGGAAACGCAATCTTTTTAGAACCCTTTGCCATCGCAAAGGTTGTATCTGCACTTAAACCTGCTGTTGTTGTGTTCGCTGTTTCAAAATTAAGAAAAGGAGCCTTTGTTTTCGCAATACGAATATCAACATCGCAAGTTTGTCTGTTAGCTTTATTTAATTCAGCCATTAAAAATTCCTCCTTAAAATAAAAAACCAGCTATTGAGGCTGGTTAATCTAATCTTTTATAATATTTTTGTACCACATTGATATATCAAATGTATTTTCTTTGTCTCCCCAAACTGAAACTTTTCTCTTATTTATTTGATATATTTCATTTATTTGCAAACGATTGAAACTATCATATAATTGAAATAACGTCATATTCCACACAGTAATAGGGCTGATAGTGGGATGTTTGTTTGAAACTGCTGATATTATATTAGGTAAAGTTAATTTATCTTTATCTTTTATATCTTGTTTTTTATCTTTTTGATTCATCTTTTCAAACAATTTCTGCGCTATTTTATTCTTGAATTTTATTTTTTTATCTTCTTTTTCGGCTATACAACAAATTTGTTGTAAGATATTTAAGACAATATTAAATGTAGATTTATTAATTATTCCTTTAATTTTTTCATCTGTAATTTCTTCTGCATAAACAATACTTTCATTTAATAATATAAAAATATCATTTACAAAAATAACTTTTTCAAAAAAGAAAAAATCAAATATATTAGTGTACATTTCAATTAATTGATTATCTGCAATTATTATATCATATAGTTCAATTTCGTCTTTTTGAGCTTCACTTAAAGATTCCCAATACTTTTGTTCTTCTTCATTTTTAAATTTGGTGTAAATTAATTCTGGGGTCATTTTCAAAAAACCCTCATAAACAACAAATTTAGAAAAAGTCAAAGTAGCAATTTCTTTAAGTGTTGGATTTTTTATTGTACCGATTGATAATTGAATCGGTACTGCACTTAATAAAGTGCCATAATCTATTTCTATCATCTAAATGCTGGCACACTAAAAGTTAGTATGCTCCCATAGAATTTATTAGAATTATAAATATTAAGACTTTCTAAAGAAAGCTTACCGATTCCAAAGCTGTTGGCAACTTCTTCATCGTTTATAAGAGAATCTTCAATCATTTGGGAAAGAATATCAGCTCTGTCTCCAAAATACCCTTCTTTTGAATAATCCTCTAAAATATCTCTATGACATATAGCAAACATAACAACTTGACAACTTTTAATATTTGAATCTAAAACAGGAAAACTTATATCATAAAATATAAAAGTAGAAGTTTCTTCTATAGTATCATCTATAAATAAGTGAGATTTCACGTGTTCCTTAAAAGCAGTTCGTAATTCTTTTGAACTCATGCTACTTGTATCTCCCAAAATCAACTCACGAAGGTTTTCATTCTTATATAAAGCTGCATGAATTTCTTTTTTGAACTTACCACGTTCAGCGGTTGTTTTTGTTCTTGCCATTATTCATTTACCCCCCTTATAAGAATGCCTTAATCGCAATTGTAATAGAAGTAGACTCATAACCCTCACTACTTAAAAATAGTTCAAATGATTTATTGACTAATTTTTCGTTATCAACAGAAATCAAAATTGAATTCTCAACATAATCAATGTTTATATCGTCAAGAAAATCACAAGATATTTGCCATTCTGGAGTTGCAGTTACTTCATTTCCTTCAGAATCATAAAATTTAGCTGTAAATATTCCGGCTTCAAGACCGTCATATATTTCATTTGACTCACAATCAATAGAACATGATAAAAATGTTGTTTTATCTATTTCCGGAGCGGGTAAATCGCAAAGCCAATAACCTTTTCCGTCAATTACATAATAACCATCAGATTTTCTTTTTTCGTCTTGTGTAACCATAAATTCTGAATGTCCACTATCTTGATAGTCAAATAGAATATTATCTGTTCTTGTAAATGAATAAATAATTAAAGGTTTATCTGTTTCTTTTAAAATACTTTCATCAAAACCTCTTTCGTATATTTTACAACGTTTATCAATTACAAATCTTTTACCGGTATCAAGTAATGTGCATTCATCATCATCCGGAGATAAAATAAGTAATTGGTCGCTTCGTAATGTATAATTTCGGCTGCCAGCTTCACCATTGTTATACTGTGAAGCAGAAGTGATATTTACCCATCTTTGAACAATATCACCATTATCATTTAACCATGTCAAATAATAATTGCATAATGTCATAACAGCTTTCTCATACATACCATTATCATCTACAAGACCTATAATAAGCCAATATCTGTTTTTGTACTTAATATACATTCCAGCTTTACAAGTTCCAATTGGCACAAATAAGTGCCTTTGTAATGCCTTTAATTTAGTATCTTGAACTCTATTCTGGATGATTGCTTTCATTGGAGTACATACTGATAAATCATAATTACATAATTCTACATCTACAGCAATGCTGCTTTCCAATGCTTCTGCAAATCCTTCTTCTGCAAAATCGTCTAATGCATCATTTTCATAACCACTTAATTGACTGTGGGGGCTTTTCAATAAATACCATTCTTGTGCCACATTAATCACCTATCCTTATACATAAGCGGTAGGCAATTGATTTGAAATCATTTCCGAAGATTTTTCGCTATCATAATTCAATTCTTCTCTTGCGGCAGTTTTAGAGCCATTATTTCCGTCTATACTAATATCTTTTCCAACAATAGATACACGTTTATTTACTTTTGAAACCTCTCGTTCTTGATATGATTGTTTCATAAATGCACCTAGTGTATCAATAACATATCTATCAAGTTTTTTGTCAAAAGAAAGTGTATCTGTATCAAAATTAAGTGGGTCTAGTTCAACGGAATATCTTCCAATTGCTTTTAATAACCATTCTAATTCGAGTTCTTCTGGGATAATACTTTTATCTTGAAAAGAAGCTTCAAAACTTTTAAACACGTCTTGTGCTACTGTATTACCCATAAAAACACCGCCTTAATTACTGAACTTTATATCCAGTGTATTCTTCAATAAAACGAATTTTTGAATAATCATTTAGCTTTAATCTTTTAATTGCTTCAATTACAGCAAACTTTTCAGCTCTTGTATAAATATCTTCTGTAAAACGCTTTTTAAATGCTTCTAATGATTTAATTTCAAATAATTCGCTAACCTTAGAATCGGAAAATACATTTTGTGTAGTATTTTCGTTTTCAAATTCTACTTCTATTCTTGTAGCCTTATCGTCTATATATAATGTAGCGTGGCTACCAACACCATCAACACCAGTAAATAACTTGTTGCCACTTTGAACTTGTCCAATTATCTCATTTCTTGATAATCTAACACTTCCATTTGGAGCAATATTTACGTCACCGATACCTTCAACCTTTCTTGCAAAACCAGTATTCCATCCGGCAATACTTTTTACAGTTACTTTTGCATCAAGATTTAATTCTTCATGAATTTCAGGTGTTGTATAATCTTCTGACTTTTTTGCAGACTTTTGTACTTTTGTTTCTGCCATTTTTTCAATACCTCATTTCAACTATTTTTAATGATTTCAACTAAAATCGTGTTTTACTTTGTTATACGATTCAATTATTTTATCTAACCTTGCGGATTTCTTAAAAACCCAATATCTCTTGCTACTTAAAGTGTTTATTTTTGAAGCATAACACTTTTCGCCAAAGGCTGAAATATAGTGGAATAATTTTAATGAATAACAATAAAAATTATCTTTGTTTTCCATTTTAAATCACCTAATATTAAAAAAGTAGGGTATAGATAACTCTACACCCTACATTTCAATATAACAAAAATTATTCGCTTAATCCACCAACATTGGTATCATAAATTGTACCAATCTTGTATTCCTGTCCTTTAGCAACGTCAACGCCGATTTCAAGGTCGAAACGTGTTTCAATCTTACCATTCTTAACGTTGTTTCCAGTGAATGATGTTAAACCACCACGTGAATATGTAGCAATAGGAGACTGTGCGCCGGCAGGGATGATGAAACCAAGACCAGCAGGAAGCAATGTCTTAAAGTTTGAACCATCTTCTGTCAAATTATATAAATCATATGGATTTGGCATTTCTGAAAGAATAGCACCATTGTACATAGAAAGAGAACCATTCTGTGCAATTTCATTCATAGCCTTTTCTGAAATACCTGTAATTGTATTAGTGTTGATTGAACCAACATAACCAGCCCAAGGTGTGAACTGTGAAATTAAAGCATAATCAGCAACAACTGTAGGTTTACCAAAACGTCTAATCTGTGTAAGAGCGTTATCCATAGCTGTCTTTGTTAAACCAGCTTCTTCAACCATGTACTTAACACCTGTTGCAGCTTCGATTGCCTTATAAACACGATTAACAACTGCAAGTAAAGCACGGTTGCGAATATCAGTTTTAACCTGATTCATTCCCTCGTTTTCCTTAGACATATCACCAAGTGCAACTCTACGATAATCTACAGCATAACCACCAGATACAGTGAATGTAGAAACCGGATAAGTTTCTTTAGTGATAACAGGGAATACAACGTCACCGTTTGCAGCCTGTTCACGTGAACGTTCACCGCTGTGTGTGTAAATTTCACGTTCAATTGTTTCATCATAACCTACAGGAGTATATGTACCGAAAATACCAAGTAATTTCATTTCCTGCATAACAGGTGTTTCGATTACGAAACGTCTCAATGTGTTAAGTTCTGCTACAGCATTGAAATCGCCATTTTCTGCACGAACACCTAAGTCTTTAATATAATTTACTGCTTTATCAGCCTTTGCTCCGAATTTTGAAAGTTCTTCACCATTTACCATAGCAGAGAAAATTTCAACAACAGGAGACTGCTTCGAGAACTTGCCACTGAAAACATCAGCATCTTTACGCAAGTTATTTAATTCATATGTAGTATTCATTATAGTTTAGCCTTCCTTTCCTTAAAATTACGCTACAACGACTTTAACCTTAATTGCTGCTTCTGTAAGAGTAACTTTATCAGTAACAACGAAATGTACACCAGCAGCTTCTCCAGCTTTTAAAGTTCCATCTTCTGCAACAACTAAAACGTCATCTTTGTTGAGTGCAGCAACTCCGCCTGTAACGTGTTTACCGTCAACAACTAACTTCTGACCTTCCCATGCTTTTACAAGATAACCATTAAGGTATTCTCCAGCAGGAATTGTAATATTTTCTCTATAAGAGTCATCGCCAACAATAGTATTAGAAACTAAGTAAACATCGCCTTCGTCTGTGATGAAACTATAGTTAGCAACGTCTTTGTCTGATTTTAAAACCGGATTAATCTTTGCGACATCCAACATTCCAAGTGTTTCAACTTTAATCATTTAAAATATCCTCCTTTTAAAATTAAAAAATATTTGTATCTTCTGTTGCAGGAACGGCAGTACCTACTTCACTGAAAATATCTTCAATATTAGATTTTGCCGAATTCTGTTCAGCAATTACTTGTGTTTCTGCTTCTTTTGCTTTCTTACCAATACCTTCCCAAATCTTATTTACAACAGAATTGATTTCAGATGTAATAGGTTCAGCATTAAAAGCATCAATTTCAGCTTGTGCATAAGCCTTTTCTTCATCAGAGAAAGATGCAATGGCAGAGTTAAGTTCATTTACTCTTTCAGCAGCTTTAGCCTTGCCAAGTTCCTCTCTAAGTTCTTCAAGTTCAGCATATAAGCCATCTAATTTTGCATATGTTTCTGAAAGTTCTTTCTGTGCTGCATCAAGAGCTTCCTGAATTTTTGCTGAATTAGCAATAGCTTCGTCTTTTTCGGCTGTAACAGTTGCTACCAACTCATTAGCTTCCGAAACCTTTGCATTAGCTTCTGCGATTTTTGTTTCGCATTCTTCTTTGCATTTATTAATTTCCACTGTATGAGTAGACATTTCACTTACAGCCTGTGTAACAATAGATTTTACTTCCATATCTGTCATTTCGTGTAGTTCCTCCTTACTATTTAGTTCCAAAATTTTTGCGGTTTGGTCTGCGGGTCTTATACCCAAAAGAGCGTAACCAGAATGTTCAAAAACTGTTGGAATTCTGCCTTTATCTTTATAGCCATATTTGTATATGATGCCATCATTATCATCTGTTTTTAATATTTCAACACTTCCATTAGGAGCATCACCGTTGGCTAAATCTTCTTCTAACTTTTTAACAAAGTTGTTGTAACAAAGGGCATCAATTTCACCTTCACCTATGCAGACTTTTTTTGTACCTTTTTCAGTTTCAATATCTTGAATATATCCTTTAGAAAAAGTTCCAATAACAACAGCGTTTTCAAATATAGGCAAACCATCTATAATTTCGGTTTCCCCATGTCCGCATAATTCAGTTCTTTCTTCGTCAAGAAATTCACATCTTAAACTCATGCCTTTGATACTAGGCAGTGCTTTTTCACAGTATTCTTGAATCCATGTGATTCCGTTCTCATTGAATTCAGTTCCCACTTCGTTTACTTCGTCAATGCACGAATCCGGAAAAATTTCGTACAAAATAGCCTTGAATTTCCTTCTGCCGTTTTTAGTCTTTCGACTTGAAATTTCAAACGTTTTCATACTTATTCACCGCCTTTCGTGGACTTTGTATATATAAAAAGAGAGTTATCAAAAGACAACTCTCCATTTACCATAAATTTATTTGTTATCACTTGGGCTTGGTAATGCGTTACCATTATTAGCCTTTGATTTTATTGTGTTTTCAGTTGGCTCGTCCGTTTCCGGTCTGCCAGGTTTAGCATCATCACTTGATAAGGTATATGATGTTTGATGAGGTTGGTATTTGTCATAAATGCCATCAGCTATTTCCTGGTCTAACAATGCAAAGAATACTTCTGGAGCTATGCCACAAGCAGCACTCCACAGTGATAAACTACCACAGCCTTGTAAATATAATTCTTTTGCATAATTAACCATTTTTGTCTTATTAACATGAGTGATAGGCAAATATTTGCATTCCACCCAATTTGTGTTATCTTTGATAACATTAGCTGAAATACATTTATTTAATTCTGTTTCTATTTGTTCTATCCATTGAAAAATTTGCGCACTTATCAACTCTAAGTTGCTTTCTTGGCTAGCATATGTTCCACTACCAACACCATTTAACAAAGAACCAGCAACGCCTAAACCTAGTGCAATTTTATCATTAAGATTTGATTCGTATTTATCATCAAATATATCTGTATTACTTGCATCAATTGAACTTATTTTTGTACCGGCGGCAACAGAGAAAAATGAAATTCCGCCTCTATTGTTTTTGTTCATTACTGCACCTTTAACGGCATTGTGTTGATTTTGTTGCTGTGCTTTTGTTAAAGCAGAAGTACCCTTATCTTTTCCTTCAGGAAAAGTCTGATAAACAATTCGATTATTAATTTCATCTAATATATTTCTTTTAGTTGATGTAAAATAATCTCCATATAAAATATCATTTATTGCAGCAAGAACCAATGGGCGTCCCCATTTTTCATCACGTTTACTTCTCACTTTATGTACAATTGTTTTTGTATTATCTAGCACAACCCAATTTCCATTTGAATTATCTTTATTATGGTATGCGTCTCTAATTTCTTTAGGATATTTACGTAATTTTTTTTCAACATCTTCACCATTTGCATCTGTAAAATAATCTAAATTAAACGCTATAACATATGATGAATTTTTCATTCCAACTATTCTTGTATAATCAACTGGCAGAGATATTACACTTGCATTGATGCCTAGTTCATTAATTTCTACAATTGTATTAACATCATAGTCTGTCATAGTTTTCTTATTAGATAAAGGTCTTGAAGTTGTTTCAAAATAATAAAACGCAATACCCTCTACCATACCTCTAAAGAGAGCATCACGCACAATTTCCTTATCTTTTATTAAATGCAATACGGATTCCATAAGATTTTTATTCTTTTTCTTTTTACTTGCATTTTTACCATGTGGAACAATAACTTTATCAAGTGTTGGCATAGCTGCCATGTAGTCAACTGTATTTGTATATGTTCCATTTGTTCCGTATAGTGTAAGAGATAATTTCCTTAATATATCATTACAATTGATTGGGTCTTTTACTAATTCAGCTAATTGTTCCGGCGAATATATATCGAATATATCTAAGCCAAAATAATAATTTGATAAAGCTTGTGAACTGTTTAAAGAACAAAACTCATTTGTTGTATTCTCTGCAACATTATTTACTTCCACTACCGGATTTTTAGGAGGACGCCCTCTCTTTTTAGGAGTAGTGGGAGCAGAAGTTTTTTCTGACATAATCATCCTCCTTTCTAATTTATAAATACAGTAAATTCATAATCATCATTTACGGAAACTAAATCTTTTTCAAGAGCGGATGCAAACCATGAACCATAAGAAATAGAAGTATATCTATCCTTACGATTATTACCTTGTTCTTTAATAATAACAATTCCAGTTTGCTCTTTTTTCTCATACATTAAACTTGTTGTTTCACTTATGAATGCTTGTGTTTCCAAAAATGGTGATTCAAAGAAATTTTGAATATCTGCATCTGGTGAATTAATGTAATCTTTATAATTTGGTAAAACTTCTTCACTTGCAGTTTCAAAACTTACAAGTAAATCAATTTGCTGTTCGTTTAATACACGTCTAAAATCCATAGCAATATCACTATTTAATTTCTGTGTTGCATTAATGACAAAAATACACGGATTAGCTCCTTCGATTTTAATTCTGTTTGCAACCGAATCATCGTTCATGCAGGATAGGGGAGTGTACTCTATATCTCTTTCATCATCATACATAATTCTTGCCAACATATCATAAATTGCAATACCAGCATTACGTAAGTCTAATACTATATAATCTGCACCAAAATCTTCATATAATTGACGAATTCTTAATGCTTGCTTTCCAGTATCTCCACCTTGAACTGATTCAAGATATGATACAATTCTACGATAACCATTATCAATTTTTACATCTGCTGATGATTCACGATTATATGTAGTACAATCTGGCAACAATCTTATACAACTGAATATAGAGTTATCGTTTTTCTTATTTTCAACGAAAGCCATATCACAAGAAACTATTCGGATTTCACCATTTTGCTTTAAAATGTCATATGGATTTTTTCTGTTACTTTTAACATCAAATGATGACCTTGGATAAAAAGGTCTTTTGATTTTTTGATTTTGTTGTAACATACTATATGTAAAGAATGCGTGTTCATTTTCCTTAACACGTTCATTTAAAAACTCAATTCTCCACGTTAAGGGGTCTTGTTTTTTCTTCTCGGTCTGGAAATAACGCATTGATTTTATGTTGTGTTTTAATGCGATAGATTCGTCAAATGCTAATAAACAAGATGCTTTATTGTTCATCATATCATCATAAGCTTGGTCAACAATATCCCACATCCAATGTCCATTATCAAGCCAGCTAGAACTTATATAAATATCAACAGTTTCTTCTTGCAAATCTTTATTATTTGCATAAAACTCATCTTTCATATAAGGTGTTTGTCTAATAATCTGGAAAGGAGAAAGAATACTGTCATCAACACTTTTTTTGATTTGTCTAAATTCTTCTCTTACAATAACATTTGAACGATAACCACGACCATTTTCACTTGCAGGAACAACGGTTATGGTGCTATGATTTCTAAAATATACAATTACTTCATTTTGGTTATCTTTTACTCTTAATATCTCTTTTCTTAATACCGGAGATAAATTCATTAATTCTTTTTGAATTTTTTCAGATACAAGAAGTTTCGATTGTCCTTTTGTTGAAGAAGAAAGGACTATTAATGAGTTTGGATATAAAATACATCGGCAACAAGCATATAAAGCTATAACAAATGATTTTGCAGATGCACGACTGGCAATAACAACAATGAATTGATTTACACCCATTAAAAATAACATTATAATTTGATATAGATGTAATTTAATTCCTAAATAATCCATTGCAAATCTATGTAAATTTCTTCTAAAAAACGTTACCCATTGTATGAAATGGTCTAAATTTTTTTCATTTCCGAGAAATGTATTTGAAGCAAATTTTTTATATAATTCACTTTGGCGTTCATCTGCATTGCGGTTTTTATAATGCTTATGACTTATATCATTCTTCATCGTCATACTCATTACTATCACCTTCATCTTTTACAAAGAATTCATAATCTCTATCCTTTGTACCATGCATTAAATTCCGTAATGGTCTTAATAAAAATCTATCTAAATATTCGCCTAAATCATCGTGGTCTTTATACAACTGTTTGTTTTTATAGTATTCTGCCGGAGTATATTTTTCAATTGTTTCAGCATTTACTCCAATTGTAAATTCCTCATCAATATTAGCTTCACGAACAGTTTTTAATCCAGCTGTTGTAAATGATTTTCTATAAGTTTCTGTAAGCTTATTATAATCATCAACTCGTCCTTCTCGCACAGCTTTCATTTGCTGCATCTTTGTATAACATAAATCTGTAATGAATATTTCAGCATTACTATCACATTGTGGATTGGCACTCTTTAAGAATTTATAATGAGAATTTAAAACATCATAGTCTATAGCTGATAATCCGCCGCCCCAAGTATCAATATCTTTTGGGTCAATTTGAGGTTCATCACTATCCTCATCAGTTTCTTTAAGTGGAGTAGTTTTTTCTCCTGTAAAAAAGAAGCCTTCTTCTAAAGACGTATCGAAAGTACGTCCTTTATACTGTGCCATGTTTAATTTCTTTATATAATTTCCGACTATAGCATTGTCATTGCCATTATCACATGAATCAAAAATAGACTCATTATAATATAAATCATAAGCCATACATATACGTTGCATAGCCTTTTTTGTACTGTGATATTCAAGTGCATATTCGTTGAATTTTCTATTCAAACACTTTTTACATATAGGCAAATGATTTGTTCTAGCATAGAAACTACTATAACTTTTATAAAATTCTGATAATGAATCGAAAGGTTCATCACATTGGCAGCAATTATACCTTAATGCATTATCAGTTGAATTGCTCTTAGGCATAAGCTACCTTCTTTCTCAACTAATATTATAATATCAACTATTGGCGGAGAGCCTGGGACTCGAACCCAGAAACCGTTTCCGATTCGGCAGTTTTCAAGACTGCTGCCTTACCAATTAGGCTAACTCTCCATACAGACCGCAAGACCGAAGTTCATTGCAGTACAAATTGTGGTTGCGGGAATGGGACTCGAACCCATGACATCAAGCTTATGAGGCTTGCGAGCTAACCATCTGCTCTATCCCGCAATATAAAACCCTCTCCTTGCTAACAAATAGAAAGAGAGGGGGAATAATTTATTCAAATAAATATTTTAATATATCATTAACATTAAAAGCTATTCCAATAGGCTCGTTATTGTCATCAGTTACAATTTTTGCATTGTCAAAAATAACATCTAATAATTCACAATCATCTTCACAAGAACATTCCTCTAACTGTGTTTCACCTATATAAATTTCTCTGCATTTGCTACGTGGAATATCCTTTATGATTGTTGAACTTGCATTTCCATCAATCAACATAATATCCGGTTCAGCAGATAAATAACCTTTAACATTCCAAGCTGGCTCAACATCTAAAACTAAATCTTCACTAAGAGTAACATAATATTCTTTAGAATAACCGTTATATTCCATTTGAGCCACATCAATACCGCCAATTTCAATATCTTCATAAGACATTAAATCTCTCATAAGTCCAATAGTATCTTCTAAGAATAAAGTGGCAGTTATATTACAACCATCATTAGCTTTTTCATACATATATTTGCCAATTTCGGTATAATTATTAAAAAATAATATCTCCATTTAACATCTTCCTTACTTTTCGTTAATTGCATCTTTAATAGCTTTACTTACTTTGCATTTAACCGATTTTACAGCAGGAAATGTAACAACTTCTCCGGACTTTGGATTTCTCCCACTACGTTCAGGACGTTCATTAACTTCAAAACTCATAAATCCTTTAAGAATTATTTTATCACCCTTAATTAATGAGTCTCTAATTTCCTCGGCAAATGTATCAATAACAGATTCACAAGATGCTTTAGATAAACCTGTTTTTTGAGAAATATTTGTAATTAATTCATTTTTACCCATTTCTTTATTCACTCCATAATCTTATTTATAATTCAATTGGATAACACGCTTTGACACCAGTATCATTTAACACAACCACCATTTGACTTGCATTACCAAAAATTCTTTTAGAAACACAATAATCGTCACCGGTTCCAGAAAAACTTCCACTTCTAATGATTTTTACTCCATAAATATCATCATAGCTACATTTATGCATATGACCATAAAAAATAGCGGTTGGTTTATATCCAATCATCATAACTAACTTTGAAACGCCAGCCTGATTAAATGAATCCCAATCGCCATGAACAAGTAAATATTCATTACCTCTAATTGTGATTTTTCCAATAGTGTCATCATAATTTTCGTTATCTACAAAAGTAATATTTTCTATATGTTGCAACGCAGCTTTCATATACCACGGAATTAAATTATCAAGTCTATTTCCTCTTAAAACCTGGTCTTTATATGAAGTCCTGCTATGATTTCCCGCAACGCCATTTACAAATACATTTTTAAAATGTTTGCTTAATTCATAAATGAACGAAGAAAGAAGTTCAGCACACTTTTGTACTTGCGTTGTTAAATTTTCTCTATTCTCTAATTGTGTAGTGAAATGAATTTCACCATTTATTAAATCTCCTAAAAAACCAACGTATGCGTTTTCGGAGTTATGTAATTTTTGAATTTCAATAATCTTTTCAAGATATTCTGATAATCGTTGTGCAGCAATATCAGAATTATATTTTCCAAAATAATTATCATTTGATGAACCTAAATGAAAATCAGATATACAAATAAACAAATCATTGTCAGAATTATTTAACGGAGTAGGGTGCGGTGTTAAATAATTAAAAGCTCGTTCTTTTACTAATTTTTCTAAATATTCTAAATCATTTTCACAACGTGCTTGTTCTCTAAGTAATTTATTTAATCCTGTACGTTCATCATATAATTTTTGTTTTTCTTTTCGTATTTCTTGTTTTTCGGCTCTGATTTCTGCTAAATATGTATCATCGTCATTACTGATAGCTTTTTTTGACTTAAAATACTCTGATACGAAAGCACCTCCAAAAATCGTTTGAGTGGCTTTACGCAAGGTATCATAATGAATATCAAGTCCATACTTATCAATAATTTCTTGCCAATCCAAATCAATAACATGGTTGGCTTTTGCATAAGCATCAGATAAACATGATTCATATTGTTCCGGAGTCAAGCCATACTCTCGAATCTTTTCTTTTAAATCTTCAATCATATATTTACCTTTCTTGATACTAATTTTTATAGTATATCATCAAAGTTACAATCTTTTCCTACAATATGTGTAACAATATCATATTTCTTAGCTTCTTCGGAATACATATACCATTCTGTACGATATTTTTCTTCGTATGTTTTTGCATCTATTTTTGTGCGAGACAAAATATAATCTTTAGTATGCTGTTCCATTTGTCCAGTTTCAAATTCCATACGGTCTTTTAATTTACTCATAGAATCAAAAGCAAAAGAACTTCCGTCATGACACAGATATGTAGAACTTGGCATTCCGAATCTCTTTTCACCAGCTAAGAAAATTAAAAATCCCATAGAATAACACATGGCAAGATTAACTGTATAAACAGGAGTTTGACTTTGAATCATTGCATCAATAACTCCAAAACCATCGGTAACATTACCCCCAGGTGAGTTTAAATACAAAATAATAGGCTTTCTTTCTTCTCTTGGAATACCCTTATCCAATCTGTTATATCTTAAAATATGATATACTATACTATCAATAACTGCTTCATCAATTCCGCTGTTAATATATAAATGTCTTTCTTCTAAATCCTCAATTTGAAATTTATCTTCATAGCAATAATTGTAATTTTCTTTCATCATTTCTCTTTCCATAAAAAATCCTCCTATAGATGAATGACCATATCCTTAAATGAAGATATAACACGATATGTTTTGTCATTCTTTGAAATTGCTTCTTTTAATTTTTCTGATAATTTCTTTTTACTTTCAGATGAACCATGCACCAAAACTAATTTATTTGTTTTTAAAGAGCTACCATATTTAATCAAATCCTTATTATTTGCATGACTACTAAAAGTAGAAAGTGTAATACAATCTGCTCTATTTGCAATCTGCTCCTTATTGATGCTTATAAATTTATGTTCTCTGTAGTTTTTTATTCTATACGATAAATAAGATGGATTATCTCCGGCATAACCCGAAAATATAATCATACTATTTCTATCTTTTAAGTATTTCTTTATATAATTTACAATTCTTCCATTTGTACAAAAACCGGAAGAAGATATAATTATCTTTGACTGTTGGTTAGCAACCCATAATTGAGATTCTTCTTTTTCTGAAACAAATTTAACATTCTCCCAATTACATATTGAATTCCATAAAATTAAATCATCTTCTGATAGTAATGTAGAATATAGTTTACATATTTCACAACTTAATTTAGAATCTACTATAATTGGAATTGAAAAGTTTTCGTCATTCCCATAAATTCCATATAGTGTTGTCAACAATTCTTGCGTTCTACTAAAACTAAAACATGGGAGTATTACACTACCATGTCTTTCGATAACTGTATTTATAGCGGCTGTCAGATGCTCAATATCAAAATTTCTTGATTTTTTGGTTTCTCTTTTTGTGTCTCCGTATGTAGATTCCATTATTACAACATCATTAAACATTTCGGGAATTTCAGTGTTCTCTAAATAATGATTTTGTGTATTTAATGCGCCAATATCAGAAGTATAAAGAATTTTCCTCTTTTTATTATCTGAATTTAAAATCAATTGTAATTGTGCTGCTCCTAAACAATGTGAGTTTTTTAACCATTGAAAGCTTATACTATCATTTAATGTATATACATGATTGTAATTATCAAAAATTTCAATCATTTCCAAAGCTTTATATACATCCGATTCTTCATATAGTGGTTTATACTCTCTCTTATATTTACGAGATAATATTTTTGCTTCCTCTGTAACAATAAAACATGAATTAAGCAAAAGCGGTTTCATAACCATTGCTGTATTCTTTGTTGTAATTATTTTACCATTAAAACCCTCTTTTACAAGACGTGGGATTAATCCACAATGGTCTATGTGAGGATGTGCAACAAAAACAAAATCTATTTCTGAAGGTTTAAACTTAAATTTAGCTGAATTAATTTTATAAGAATCTAAATAACTATTACTCTGTGATTGATGTAAACCACACTCAAAAAGACATTGATAAATTCCAAATCGTACAAGGTATTGTGACCCTGTAACATCTTCTGCGGCTTTTCCAGTAAAATATATTCCGTCACTTTTCAATTTCTTTTTTGTCATAACACATTAATCCTTTAAAAATTTTCTTGCTATATTTACATACTTGTCCTCTATATAAATTTTTGTTTTTGAACCATAATATCCAACTGGATTATTATTATTGTCAATCATTCCATTATGAGAATTGCGAATAATTTTATTTTTTAAAAGTAAATCTATTTCTTTTCTTGTTATTGGTTTTATAATAAACACCAACCTTTTCTTTGTATTTTTTGGAGCTGATGGTGGGACTCGAACCCACAACCGACTGATTACAAGTCAGTTACTCTACCAATTGAGCTACATCAGCATATGGTGACGCTAGCCAGAATCGAACTGGCATTGCATCCTTGAAAGGGATGTGTCCTAGACCGTTTAGACGATAGCGCCATATGGCTCCTCCAGCTGGACTTGAACCAGCGACATCATGATTAACAGTCATGCGCTCTACCGGCTGAGCTATAGAGGAATATAGTGGCGGCTTGTGAGGGAATCGAACCCTCATCTTCGGAGAGACAATCCGATATACTTAGCCATTATACGAACAAGCCATTTTTGGTGGGCAGGGTAGGATTTGAACCTACGAAGCCGTAAGGCAACAGATTTACAGTCTGCCCGCTTTGAGCCGCTTGCATACCTACCCATATATAATAGCTGCTATATAGAAAACTGAAACCCTATCAATCCAATCAATTAGCAGTTTTAAATAATCATCGAAATGATTTAAACCATTATGTAAAAAATTTCTTTAAATTTTTTTGTTCATTTACTTGAAAAATGCACTTAATAAGAATTTAATTCTTCTGTAGAGCGTTCTGCTGATTGTATGAATGATATAGTTTGCATTATTGATTTATGGAATTATCGTTGGATTGCAGATAGTTGGTCGTAACATATGAATGTAGGATGGCATTACTATTAGTACCTTCAAAAAATATCTATCCACCAAATATTTGATAATCACTATTTATAAATAATATGTTTCTATTATATATTAAAAACATTATAAAATAATGTAGAATATTAGCTTATTCCGAACTGCACAGCGTTATACTTCATCTGTGCTTGAAGCGACTGAAATTAATATTCGTTCAGTTCTCTATATAGCAGCTATTACGGATATTAAGGAATCAGAAATCACTGGCATCTTTTATCTACAAAAGCAAGGTAAAGAAAATGATTGTATTTTTATATAAAAGTAATAAAGTGAAAATTTTAAATTTAAGATGCCAGTTCTATGTCTTTTTTTGTATAGAAGTTAATAGAAGGATGATTCCTATGAGCCGTAATTACGGATAATTATTATTTTAATTTTGCAACACAATCTTCAAGACTATCGCCAATTTCAAATTTACTTTCAAAATCAACCATAGTTTCAAGTTGCATTACATCTATAGTTGTTGAGGTTTCATCTAATTCTTTTCGGAGTTTGCTTGCAATAGCTTTTACCTTATTTCTATCAAAATCAATAGTTGTAACCTCTTTTATATCATAACAATATGTAACCTGATTTCCTTCTTCGTTGAATTTAACTGAACGACCAGAAAGGATATTTTCTTTTGGTTTGATATTTGCCATATTTAAAAGTCTCTGCAATAATTCACGCTTACGATTATTTATGGTTATCATACCGTCAAAATCTTTTTTGTCCTGGTGTTTTGCTTTATTAATAGCAGTTGTAAGATTTTCCATTTCAGCCTGTACAGTGCAAACGAAATCAATTAAATCGTTTATCGAAAAATCGCACTCCATACGTTTTGGCTTTGTAATAGTTTCATCTTCTGCTTCTGAATACACCTTTTTTCTCATGTGTTCCTGTGTAGAAACTGTAACATTATCTGAATAACCCAAAATTGATAAAGCTTCATCAAACAAAGATTTCAGATAATTTTGTAATTCAAAACTTTTCTTTAACGTAATCATCGACTAATTTCTCCTTTTAAACTAATTATTTTGTTTTACTTTTCTTTATTATTACGCACTAGGCATAACATCATAATGCCATGCCTAATACGCTCACACAAAGAAAAGAGAAAGATAAAGAAATGAGAATTAAAGGGATTTTTTCTTTTTATATTCCCTTCATATAGAAAAATTTGTGTTTTTTTGATGCCTTTTTAAACCCTCAAAGTAGGAGAGGTTAAAAGCGATAAATAAAATTTATCTCAAAATTGTGCTGTCCAAATTTATTTACTTTCATGCTCTTGTTTGTTTCTATAATATCGTTCAAGTTCTTTTTCTGCTTTATATTTTTTACGATACTTGATATAACAAGTCGGACACCTATTACTTTGGTGGTCTTTTGAATTTGTCTCATATACCAAACCACAATCAACGCAAACAATTGTTTTTGTTTCCTGGGGAGTATATCCGGCACAAGCTGAACAATATTTTTTTGTACCAGCTTTATTATTGCGGATTAAAATACCGCAATCTTGACAACGAATAAAATTTCCGTTTTCAGTAAATTTTAAATATTCATATCCAAGCTCTCTAAAGTCTGATATAAATAACACTTTTTCACTTTCATCATTTATAAATGTTACCCTGCTACTTAAATTATCATTTTTTTTAGGAAACTCTAGTAAGTTAATCTGATTAAGCATTCCAAAACGCTCATAACGATTTACTACACTACAAGAAATTCTAGCAAGACTAAAAATCTCTTTGGCATCAGTGTTTACCCAGCCTTGATTTTGCGGATTCTTTATATTGTTTAATTTGGCAAGACAAAGCATTGTAAAAGCAAGTCGTTCTAAAACCTTGTTGTGTATGTTTTGTATTGTTTCTAATTCTGCTTTTGTAATCCAAATACCATCTATTTCAAACAAAGTGAACTTTCCGGCATTAGCCGCTAATTTTTCTATATTTTCATCCCAACTTGATTTATTACTTGAATAGTGTGGGTAATACCTATTCATGTAATCTATAAGTAAATCTGTAATTTTCTTTTTTCTATATCCATAACAATGATAATAATATTTAGCCAGGACTGACAACGTAATAAATGGCTTATTATTAACTGTTTTACTTTTTAAACATTCTTCTGCATACTCTTTTTCATTTAATATAATCATACGTTGGCATCACCACCAATCTCCTTTTCGCACATAGTGAAATATTCTCCGCAATACTCAAAACTGTTTGGTTCGTTTTTGTCTGTTTTTTGAGGATAATATATTTTGTGATTATTATTCTTTAGTAAATTATCTAAAATTACATTGCCACATACATCCCACGCAAACTGTTTTGTTTTTTCCGCTTTATATGATATATCTAACACAATATCACATAATTCACGTTCATTAGTACAAACTTCTTCGCATTCACGTTTAAATCTGTCTACAAACATAGTTCGTTGTTGCCAACATTCAAATGCATCCATTTTTTCGGTACGTTTTCTTTGTTGAAACTTATCAATATTCCTTTGATAATCTTCATATATTTTGAGGACACTTTCGTAATTTCTTCTGCTGTACTCAACATGACTTTTAAGGATATTATAATCAAATTCCGGCTGTTCATATTTTTTTGAAAGATAACTATTGAATTCTTTTTCAAATATCCAACATATACGATTTACAACACACGTATTATATCCAACAGGTATAAATCTTTCATAATAATCTAAATAATTAATCATATCCTGTGTTTTTGGTTCGTAATTATATAAATCTTGAACGCTATGTATTCCATAAGAACTAAATCTCATTATTGCACCATAATCACTATTTTTCATATATGTATTATTTTTAGTTCTAAGAGCTGGATATACATATGTCATAAAATATGGTTTATTTGCTGCAACGATTTTTTGATTAAATTCTTTTTTCTTGATTTCTTCTGGAGTATCATCATCTTTAATCATATTATCTCTCATACTATACCAATATGCCGGCATTGGTTTTGCGATTATTCCCTTGGCTCTATCAATTGTGTTTTGCTGATATAACTGACCACACATGATTCTATAGGCAAGTGTTTCATACTCCTTTGAACCTGGTTCAAATCCTGCTTGAACTTCAATCATACTTGTAACATGATTGGTTACTGTGCCTATATCATCATTAAAAGCTAACTTATTAGCTTGAATAATATCTTCTTCATTAGCAATCTTCTTTTCAGCTTTTCGTTGCATACAAACGATGGTGGGGGAGTTAAGAGTTCTTTTTACAATAATTGGATTATCGGTGTCCATATTTGTATCTCCATCTTTGTCGGCACCATTCATTGCATCACAAGCTGTGTCCCATGCATTAAGTATAGCAGCAGTAGAAATATATTGATACCAATGTGATGTTTGCTCATTATTGCATAACTTCATTTTACGAATATTATTATGACAAGTCATTGGCGCACGAAAACAAGCTAATTCAGTAGAACCTTTATCAATCCAATATTTATGATATATTTCTCCAGCTTTTAATAATCCAGTAACTTCTAAACCAAACATACTTTGAGCCAAAGCATAAGGGTCTCCGGAAATCATTGCAAAGTTAGCGTTTACTTTTATTGCACCACGTTTTGCCATTTCTATTCGCTTTACAATCATATTCCAAATCTTCCGGCGAATAAATGGGTCGTTAATCATTCGTTTGTCAATCATCAATGCTCTTACACAATAATCAAAAGTATCATTAAACGCATTTTCATCATTTAAACCAAAGCCAGCTAAAAATACAAGACTTCTTCGATAATCCATTCCTAAAACACCTTTAATCTCATCTATTGTCGGATTACATAATTCTTGTAATTCTTCATCAGTAAAATTGTAGCTTTGTAAAAATTGATAATTTGTATATCTAACATTTTCTAATTCTTCTGGCGTGGTTTTTGGAGTCGAAAATTGATAATGGTTTTCTTGGCAATTTCTATAATAATCTTCCCAACTCTCATAACTATCCCAGAGTTTTAACATAGAAACTGTAAGAATGACTTCTGCATCTCTAATATCTCTTTTATCGCCCCATGCATCAATTATCTCAAAAGTTCCTGCAATTTTTTCTGCAAATTCTATGAAATCAAATGTGTAAATCATACCCTTAGTCCATGCATAACGTGTATTCATACCCGAAATAACTTTTGAGTCATCACCGGTTAAATATCCATTTACTTTCTTAGAGTAAGAGGGAAGCATAAGACCATATCCATCCGAATCATTATGCTCAATTTCAAAATCTTTTATTTTTGTCATTATAGGTTCGCCTTCGGCTTCATCATTTATCATAATGACATCATCTTTAAAAAATGTTATACAATCATTAACCACAATAATTCCTTTAGGTTCAGGGATAGGAGTAGAGCCAGAACAAATCAGAGCTTGATATGCTTCTAGTTTTGCCGGTACCACCGGAATATCTTTGTTTCGTCCGTTGTCTAATCTCTTTTTTAATTCGGGATATAATTGTTCATTAACATAAACAATTGTTGAATTTTTTATGCCACCATTCGTTCCTAGAAATCGTTTATACTTAATACCATTAATAGTAAAGCCTTTATTAGCTCTATCATAATCTGAATTACTATCCATAATAATGCAGACATAATCCTTTTGAAACTGAAGGTTATATAGATTTTCGTATAAAGCCTTTATAATCATTTTAGTTTCACGGCTCTTAGGTTTCTTTTTTTCATATTTAATTTTTTTCTTTATATCTTTAACTTTGCCATTTATATCAGAAATTCCATTAAGCTCATCTATAAATCTTAAAAGTTGACTATCATTTAAAGAAACAATATCTTCCGGATAATCACGCATAGCAACTTCTAATGGCAAAGATAGATTCCAATTTGCTTTCTTCAATCTTTTACTATGTAGTTTATATATAAACTTTAGATAGCTTTTTTGCTCCATTCGCATTGCCTTCCTATCATTTTATTTTTTATAGCTTCTCTAAAGTGATAATAATAATTATACTTTTTCTGCCTTGGTTTTAAATTATTTATTAAGCCAGACTTGAAAACAATTATCGTCCGGCAACCATTTTGTTCTTAAATTGTCATGTTCATATCTTAGCAACTCTGCTATGTGATAAATATAAAAACAATAATCACATTCTCCATGACGAATTGCAAATAAGATACTATTTATAAATTCTTTGTATTTTGTCCATTGTGTATCGCCCTGATATGTAAACTGATTATCTGAATAGCCATTAATAAGAATGGGAGAGGTTCTGCAACTCATTCTTTTCTCTTTTACTTGATGAGTTAGAGTTTTCATAATTCCAAAATATTCTTGCCATTCTTTATCAGTCATATCTTTATCTGGTTTCTTAGCGGTTAAGCTAATGGTTTGTAATTCTTCTAGTTTCAATTTGCATCCTTATCCTCCTTTTTAGTCTATTTGGCTTGCCATAATACACCTGATACCACGTGCCACTTCATCTTGCCAATTATAATCGCATTCTTCAATTTTCATATTAACAAAAATTTTTACATTAGAATGCCATTGACCGTTACTGTCTTTATAACGAGGTAATTCCTCGCTATGAATAATATTAAGTTCTTCTAAAATCTTTAAAGATTTTGTAATGTTGCGAACTGACATTCCAATACTGTCTGATATTCTACTTAATAAATTAGAATAGAATAGTGGCATATCAGGTTGGCGAATCATGCATAGTCTGATATGTGAAAGGAGAAGAAGAACGTGTGAATGATTCATCCGCCGCCCGCTCCGAACACTATCCTCTCTTGCTTGTAATATTCTTTGAAATTCATTATAATAAATAATACCAAAACAATCTTGTTGTTTAATATATTTCATTCCGGATTTCTTATTTTCAAAATATTGATTTTTTATAAATTGATATACCAACTCTTTATATTGGTATAGGATGCCGCCGGCATCTCGGCGGGTAGAAAATTTTGAATAGGCAACAAGTTCTTCGATGTTTTCGCCGCCCCATCCGGAAAACAGAATAGAAGAATAAGCAAGAACTCTTTTTTCATTAAGCTCACAATTATATATCAGGCTGCGAGGTATCATAACAAATTCCTGCATATTAATCCTCCTGGTTCTTTATAATTAAGTTTGGTTAAATTATAACACAATTAAAATGATTTGTCAATAGTTTTTCTGTATTATTTTTAAAAAGTCTCAAAAATCCGTATTTTGTCCTCAAATTGCATCTCCTTAAATATATATACATACTTATAAGTATGAGAGTCTTATATTCAATACAATATTTAATAAGAGTCTTATTATAAGTTAGAATATTATTATAATAAATATTGTATAATTTTCTGTATGAAAAAATCGAATCTACCTTTATAACCACAACAGAAAATCATTATAAATCTGTATGTATAAATTTTCGGAATATCAAATCCATATTGTTAGGCTATACATTTTCACTCCGATGTCGTTCAAATGTATAGCTCATTTGGTCTTACAAGAATGGTAGTCTAAAATATAAATTCCCAAAGTTTGAGACTTTTTATAAAATCGAAATAAATATTTTTATATCCAAATCCAGAGAAATATTTTTATCCGAAATTTTCTCCGAAGAAATTCCCAAAGTAGGAGAGTTAGCCATATCAGAACATACCTTTCGGAAATGTTCGGTATTTTTAGATAAATCCTCAAAGTAGGAGAGTTTAGTATTTTTACGAATTAATCTTCGGTAAAGTGTGGAAGTAGGAGAGTTTGCCAATCGAGATTGAAATTTTTTTGATGAGAGTGAAGTGTATCACATACCGGCTGGAGTGAAAAAAATCTACCTAAAATATATGTTTTTTATCCCCCTATTTTTAGTAATATTGCACAAATAAAGAACCATCAAAAAATATAAGTCTATAAAAGTACAAAAAACAGACTTTAAACATAAATATATTTAAAAAAAATCCTGGAGCATAAAAAAATAAAAAAATTTTCCCATCATAATATATAAATTGATTTTTTATTTTTTCGGTTTAAATTTTCGGTATAATTAAAATCAAATAATTTTATAAATAACTTTTAATTTTCCTCCATATAATAACCAAATAACCAAAATAAAATTCAGTTTTTAAAAATTCCGGCTATGTTCTTATATATAAAATCAGTTTGACAAAATCCAGGCAATAAAAAAATTATTACATTATATATGTATAAAAAAATTGTTGTGCTGCAATTCATCATATTATATAATATAAGTATATAAACAGATTATAAAAACAATTTCAGAACATAAACGCCGGCAAGATGGGAGCATAATATATAAATTGCACAACTCAAATATTAAAATAACCGTTTGCAATAGTGCAATATCAACAAAAACACAAATATTTTAAAAATAATTCAAAAAAAGTATTGACAAGTTAAAAAGTGTGTGTTATACTGATTACAACATCAAACAAAACCGCTTTACAATAGCACATAAAAAAATTTAAAAAATAATTCAAAAAAAGTATTGACAAGTTAAAAA